GGACGGCGACGTGATTTCCCCGACGACGCAGCGAGACGGGCATCCCGATCTACTGGCCGAGCGTGAGGTGCTGGACCACGTTGCAAAGTTCGACGCCACCACCTGTGCAGCACTGGCGCGAGAAGTGCTGCGGCTGCGAGATCTGGCTTCCCAGTTCGCGTTTGAGGAGAGTGGCGGATCTGAAGAACGAACTGAGACACTACGCACATTTCACGGAAAGGATCAGTATGAGTAATTATCCACCGGGAGTCACCGATATGGATGACCACTTTGATCTTCCGAGCGCGGGCGACGCCGAAGGTGACGGCGAGTTATGCGAGCACGGTAATCTTATTGATGACGAGTTTTGCGATGAATGCGCTGAGGAGCACTGGAAGTTGTCAGAGTCATTTGGACCACTGGAGCAGCCATGAAGAATGATTCACCACAGGCGCAACAGGAGTGTACCGAGTGCAGCTCGACTAAGGGCCATCGGATGTCGTGCGTCAGAGGCAATGAACTAGCCGCTAAGTATCAAGGTTCATTAGAGCGAAAACACGCCATCAAGCAACTTGAAGAAATCCGCAACTGCGACAAGTGCGATTTATGCGAGGACCATCATGGCTGAATCTACTGAACCACAGGCGCAACCACCGGAAAGAGTCTGGCTATGGCCGAACGCAAAAGGGCAAACAGCTTACGAGTGGCATGAGACAGGAAGCACGGAAGAAGGGGATATCGAATATGTTCGCGCCTCTCTTCCCCGCGCAGCAGCGGACAGCGATAACTACGTCTCAACTGTCGAAAGCATTATTAGGCGCTTAGAAGACTTACGGACGAATCCCCTCTGGAACGCCAACGGGTATGACACCGCATTATGCAATCTGATTACCAATCTAAGAGCGTATCCCGCTGACGCCAGAGAGTTCGAGAGGCGCTCCGCAGCCTTTGTCGCGGCGGTTGAGAACGCCGCCACTCCCCGCGTTGAGACAGGATTAACAGTGGAAGCGGCGCTGAAAGAGCTTCGAGAAATGTTTCCTGATCACGCTCGGCGGATTCAGGTAACTGAGACGCTCTTGACGACCAATAGTACGACGGTTGTTGTTGGCGGTCAGAGCGCAACTTATCAAATAGGTTCGGCACGGGAGAACTTAGATAGCTGTATGGCAATGGCGCGACGTTGGGCCAAGTCCCGCGCAGAGAGGGAAGGAGAGAAATCATGAATCAAACATTTACCTGTGGACGATGTAAAACAAATGGCGCAGTCAGGATTCGCCTTTATGAAGACATATGGTCGGTAGCCCAGAAGATTGCGCTTAGGCACCGGCAACTGAAACCGGAATGCGCTGCTAACTTGAATGAAATACAGGCGCATTCTCAGTTGGGAATTATCAAGACACAGAAGGCGGCAGCGAAATGACTGAGATTGTAGATCGTGCGACTGATCACGACTTGCGACGCTGCGAACGGTGGAATAACTTGTTTGATGACCGCCAGCAGGCGTACAACCCGTCACGGCCCTGTACGTGTATGCCCGATCCACGGTTCGCGCCTCGGTCTGAGCGCGAAGTAAAAGACGGTGAATCATCGTGAGAACTAATCGCGCAGTGCTTCGAATGGCTGTCATTCTGTCTGTCGATTGGCTGGAGCAAGTCAGATCTGGATCGACTTGGAGAACTTTGGTGGGAATACCACGATGATTACGGGAACCTGAAAGGCTCAACAACATGAGAGTTAAGCTTCTCCTCGCAATCGTCCTCTCGGTAATCGTCTCCGCGCTATTGACGATCATCATCGTGTCACACTCTCTCCCCGATCCCTGTATGGAGAGCAAACCGGAGGCCCCAGACAGATCAGTCGGCAGCTATCCGATTAGACCGAGAGAAGAAAGGATCAAGCGGTGAATAAACCTAATCTCACGCACTCGCTACCCTTACTGTTGAGTGTAGTTTTAATAATCCTAGTGCTGTTCATTGTAGCTAGTGGCCCCAAGCCGCAAACAGTTTTGAGGATCAACATCACAGAACAGGTGAAGTGCAAAGGCGTGAAGTGTCCAAATGAGTAGGGAGTTTCAAATGAGACGGATTAATGAGATTCGAGAGCAAGCGACGCTGACAAATCATTCTCTTGTGGCGCTGGTGCGTAGCGGCAACGTGCAGGAGTTGGAGTTGCGCATTGTCGCAGCGCTCTCCCAGCTTAAAGACGGTGGAGCGGCGGCGATGTATGCACCGTCGTCTTTGCGCGAGCTAAGCAGACTACTGGACGCGATTGAGCAAAGTATTCGCAGTCTGTCTCAACCGCTTGGACCAAACGAAACCGCAACGCGAGTGACACTGGCTGCTGACCACGGCTTGGCTTACGTGGCCGCGTTACGAGAACGATTATCGGCAGACTTCGCCACCGCCCCAACCGAGACGAGCGCGCGATGTCCTGACTGTGGACATGAATCGCTGTTTAGCGATGAAGGGACAGTACCCTGCCAGAAACCTGTCCGCAGACCTGAAAGCAAAGACAAGTCAACCACCGAGACACATGCCGATGACTTTATAGCCTGCGGTTGCAAGTACGTATTCCCTGCATCAACTGAACAGGCGGGGGAGAGCGTTGTGCTGGTGCGCCGTGAAGACGCGGCAAGAGCGGCTGAGTTAGTCAACGACTCCGTCAAAGCGAAGGGCAAGTTTGCGGCAGCGATACTGATGATGCCGCCTTATCCTGCGCCGGACTGTCCGATCTGCGGATACTCGATCGACAATCAAGGGCTTTGTGTTTTGGATGCTGCGCACACCGCCCCTGCTCCAGTAGCGCAACCAGAAGCCGATCCGTGTCCGCTGCATTCGCCTTGTGGTCAAGCTTGGCACGATTGGTTTGAGCGTGTAGGCGAACACGCGACCATTGATGTTGTGAACGCCACCGCCAACCTCGTTATTATCGAGCGCGAAATCCACGCAAGCACTACCACACCATCCACTACAGCAGTAGAAGCAGCAAGGGAGATCGCTGCGCTCCTGTTTGCCCATATCTTTCATCCGTCTGGCATGGGCGGTATCAGCGAAGAGCGCGAGGCCGAGATCGCCGCCATTATCTCTCGCTACTTACCAGTACAGCAACCAGAAGCCGATCCGTGTCCGCCGCACTCTCCCTGCGGTAAAGCATGGCATGAGTGGTTTGGACGCGTCGGCCAACATGCAACCATTGATGTTGTCAACGCTACCGCTACTCTCGTTATAAAAGAACGCGAAATTCACGAAAGCGCCACCACTGTTGGAAGCGCAACAAGAGAAATAAATCATGAGTGAACCAAAGAGCTTATACGATTCGATAGGTGCACTGATTGATGCGTGGGCGTTGCTTCCCAATGACCTGAAAAGCGATCTGCGAGAGGCGTCACCTGCGTTTACTGGAGCGATAGAGGGCATCTCTGGCGCAATGGAATTCTACGGTAGTTTTGGCCCCGCTGCGAAAGATGCCGATGCCTCAAATGGTCGCGCAACGTAAATCTATACGCCACAAGCCTAACTGTGATAATGTGCAGGCCCAAGAGTAGGCCTTTTCACCCTGAGGACACTGTATGAATCGCAGAACACTATTAAAAACAGGCAGCGTAGGAGCACTTGGCTTTCTAACGCTTGGCGCGAAGGGCTGTGGTAAGAACCTCTCGACTTATGTGAACGTGGTTATTAGTACGCTGCAAGAGTTAAGCCCTCTTTTGCCCGGTCAGGCCCAGTTTATCTCCAAGGCAGTCGGCATAGCAAAAACATTTGACGATGCTTATCGTGCCGGCAAGTTCATGGATGCGACTGCGTTGTTTGAGAATCTCGCTGGAGTGATTAGCCAGATTGCGGACTCAGCCGGACTATCCAGCCCTTCGGTGAAAGTAGCGATCGCGGTTGTTAGTATTGCAATGAGAGGGATTGCAGTGTTGCTGAAAGACCAGACATCAGATCCGACTATCGCGGCGATTGTGAGTGAAAGCGCGAGCAAGAATCCGGCCGTCAGGCGTCAGAAGTCGCTGGTTGAGAAACTCGCAGACGAGAAAGAGATCGATGCTCTGTTTGCGGAGGCTGTACCGCGATGACCGCATTTCTTCTCTTCTTCATTTTCTCAGTTCCACAGGAGCCGAAGATCATCAGTTGTGTAGTGACGGTACCGCGGCAAGCGATTACCTGTGATGGTCATAGACTTCTGGATGTAACTGTTCTCTCTGCGGAACAGTTAGACGAATGGGAGTTAGTCGCCCCGATGCAGGGGGAATCTCCAAACTCTGACGCGCCGTTATCAAAGCACTCTCTCAAGAAAGGCGACAAGGTTAAGCTGTTAGTCGAAGCGGATGGTATGACACCCATTGCGAACTGCAAGGTAAGAGTGTGGCGCAAGCTAAAGGATTACACCTTAAGTCATCCCGGCGATCGCGTACCGTTTACGCTACGAACTGAGCCCGATGATTGTCAGCCTTGGTATGGGAAGAATTGAAAATGATGTCAAACCCATTCCGCAAGCCGCAAGTCCAACACTTTGAGTTCGGACCCGAGTCCGCAAAGCAGATCGAACGGCTCATCAAGGCCGTTAGTGATAACCCACCAATAGGCGAAACCTCCGTCGCGCAGAAGTTGGACGCGATCATTGAAATGCTTCGCTCACAAGCGAACGTGGCGGCGGATCTTGCGCTCGTCAAAGAGGAACTGAGCATCGTTCACGGTCTGCTAGACGACTTGGTTAATGCCGATCCTGAGAAGATTAAGGAATTAGCCGCGAGTGTTAAAGCAGTTCGTGAAAAACTACAAACATCTGTTGATAATCAAACAAAGGAGACTTAAACGAAATGCCTGCTGACTTTACGCCATTGGTAACTGAGGTTACCGATCTTACCACTGTTGCTGATTCCGCCGTTGCGTTAATGGATGGCTTTGACCAGCGATTGAAAGACGCTATTGCCGCTGACAATCTCGCAGACGACACGAACGTAGCTAAGCTGTCCGCAGACTTCAGTGCTCAGAAAACCAAGCTGGCTGACGCGGTCACGCGCAACACGCCCGCAGCGCCAACGACCTGAGAAAAGTTCACCTTTCGCCCTTCGGCTATCGGGGGAAACTTGTTTGGTAAGGCGATGGCTGGAGGGCGAATCGTTTATTTTCAACCTATGAAAAGACTAATTACCTTCGCAGTATCCGCATTAATAGTCTTAAGCGTCGTGATCAGCACGCCAAAGAATGCGCGATTCTGCATGACTTGTGAGCAACAATGTATACAGGATTACGCTCAGTTAGTTGTAGACTGCTCGGCAGATGGCACACCTGTTTCCGTCTGTGAGACGCGCAACAAAGACTTCATGCGCACCTGCGGAGTGGTTATGTGCCCGGTGTGCTCGTGGTATGAGAACTATTAAGGCTCTTTATCTGACCGGAGACAACGTGTTTGGCCGAACAGCGCACAGGGATGGGCGTAGACGCGATGGGCGGTCCTGTGATCGACCCGACAAAGAACGTCCTCGATCTAACCAACGCGGCCAACAAGCGGCAAGACGATCTGCGCGAGATGTACAACCGCTACATTGTGGCGGAGATAGGGCGGATAGAAGAAACAGTCAAGCGGGTTGAACAGCTTTCAGATCTAAGGGCCGAACATGCCCGAGAAGTGAATCTGATTCACCAAAGCCATGATAGAGAAATCCACAAGATGGAGCAGGACAAGCTGGCAGCGTTTCGAGCCAGCGATGAAATGGCCCGCATCACAGAGGCAAACAGAAGTCTTGCGGCGATTCAGGTAGTTGAGCGTACTCTGAACTCGACAGCAACCGCACTAGCGAGTCAGAACGCAGAAAACAACGTTGAAGTAAATCGCAGGCTGGCAGCACTTGAAAAATCAAGCTATGAAGGTGCGGGTAAAGGCACGGGCGCAAAGAATACAGTCGCCTATGTAGTGTTGGCAGTTGGTTTACTTGTTTCGCTGATAACAATCGGATCAGTAATAATAGCGATCGCATTCGCAATTCGCACAAAGTAGTTGAAACCACATAGAACAAGGAGCAACCTCCCAAATGAGTAAACAACATGAAAGCAAACCATCGGATAGACCGGATCCGCAGCCGGATGCACCCGATCCTAAGGGGCCACCAGTCAAGCCTAGTGGGGATGTTGACGCGCCGGGTAAGAATCCGCCACCCCCGCCGCCACCGCCATCGGGAGGTTGAAAACGTGCAGCCGATGATTAGTTCTGACTCAATCCGTGAAGTTTGGAAGGTCTCGGAGTGGAAGTGGAACATCGACAAAGGCTCGCCTTGGTGGAAACAGGCATTCTTTCACTACATCTTCCTTCCATTTCTGAACTTTTCTTTTGGGACCATGAAAGTCCCGGCTCCAAAGGAAGTAACCGTTGAAGCGGATGAACAGGGACGCATCAAACGTACCTACTCATGGTTTGAGGATATTGCAATCCTGCCAGATGAGGACATGGCCGATAATGCCTGTTTGACTGAACACCACGGCTATAAACGCATGGTTTACGGTCGCGTTGCGCCCTCAGAATCGGCCCAGTATTCAGGAACGATATTCCCTCGCAAAAACAAGAACTCACATAAATGGGCCAATCCAGCATTGAGTTTGGTCATCAAAGATCGCAAACAGGACGAACTCAAGGATCAAACTCTAGCCTTAGCATTAACCAAACTGAATCAGGTACTTGACCGACGATGAGACGATGCAGCCCGATATACACGCTATTCCTCAAAGCCTCGCACAAGTGTTCTGGCTTGTGCTTGCATCGTCCCTTGGATGGATAGGTGGCTGGCTGACTCGACGCAAGCGAGAGCCTCACGAGATTGCAAAGATCTCTGCGGAAACCCGACAGATTACGGTTAACACAGACGTGTCACTGATTCAGGCTGCTACTGCCGCAATCTCGAAAGCCGAGCGTCTTCAAGACGAGAGGGACCACTGGGAGCGTAAAGCAACTGACCTAATGTTAGACCTCGAAGACTCACGCAATGCCAACGCAGAAAAGGACATCCGCTTAAAACTGCACGAGTACCAGATGAAGCGAATGAAGGGGCTTTTGGACGCTCATAGTATTAGCTATTCCGAGATGGACACGCCGCGGATCTCTGACTCAACGGATACCCACTAAAACACAAAAGCCAGAGAATTTCTCCTCTGGCGTCAATTTCTAAGTTATTATCTGCAACAGAAAAGGCCAGCCGTGAAGCTCATTTTCCCTGAGACCTATCAAGGTAGGTTACCGCGCTGATAAGACTGTCACGCCGATCTTTGAAGCACCCAAGCCCTATGTTGCAGGGAGAACAGAGTAGTCCGCGCACATAGCCGGTGGCGTGATCGTGGTCCACCCCCGCAACTCGCTACAGATAGCACATCTACGTCCTTGCGTTTCGTACCGGCGCTTATAAGAGAAATAGGTCAGCCCGTATTGTCTTAGTCGTTCATCGATGCGAATGCGCCAAGGAGGGGCCGCGGGCGGCGCGTCTTTAATTCCGCGCAAGGTAGCGCACTCCATGCAGAAGGTCTTGCCCCTAAACAGGCAGAGAGGTAGATTCTTAATGCAACCGGGGCACAGTTTTTTGGATTCTATGTTAGATTCAGCCGAAGCCATTTGGTCGCGATCTCCTAACAGATTGCGAAGGATGGTAGAGCGGTCAGATCGTTTCAGGCGTTCTGACCGCTCGCATTGTAGCACACGGGGTAAAAGTCGGGGTATGCCTGTTTCTTGTGTTGGCTGTGGCGGAAAAAAGAAACGAACAGCGCTATTTTGCAAAAAGTGTCGATTTGGCTATTTAGCGGCACGGCGCGCAGAAGCCGAATTGGACGATATGTTTATGAGTGCAGTTGAACGCGATTAACGCTTTTCTCTTTCACCAAAGCAGAGTAATGCCTTATAGTGCGAGAGCATGAGCCTTCCCCTAACCTTCGTTAAGGCAATTTTAGTTTCACTTGCGGTTGTGTTCTTTGTTGTTGCTCCGCGAGTTACGCTATCGCCTTTTGGAAGCACCTATTACGTCTCACCGCAAGGCAGCGATACTAACGACGGCTCTTTTGAGCAGCCGTGGAAGACATTGAATAAAGCCTGTGCGGCCGTCGCTTCAGGATCTACAATCATCATGCGTGGCGGTTCATATCCAGATAACTACTGTCACGGCACAACCCCCAACATCATACTAAAGGCATCAACCGGGGAGATACCTGTTATTACCGGAAATCCTACCTATGGCATGTTTTTGAATTTGAGTTCTGGCTGGATAGTGGATGGGATAACGATCTCTGACACGGCCGTGTCAACTTCAGTTCAGGTAAGTATTCAAGGAGCGGGAACGATATTGAGAAATTCTCGCCTGAAGAACAACGCAGGTGACACGATGGTCCGCGTACTCAGCTCGAGCTCGATCACGATTGAGAACTGTGTTTTTGATACCACCGGCGGCGATCTCGTGCCCACTGATACGACTTCAGGATTTGGCGCGGGAGATCATATTTACGTCTTAGGATCGCATCACGTACTCATCCAGGGAAATCAATTCTCGCGCGCCGGCCACGCCGCAATGGACATTATAAACTCTGGCAGTGGCACGAGTGATCCGGCTTTTGTCGCTAGTCACGACATCGTGATTCGCCGTAATCGAATTGAACAGCATTGGGGTGGCGGAATCTATATTTCTCGAGGCTCTTATCGCACACTGGTCGAAGAGAATGAGATCTACTACGCTGGTGAAGGTGTGACATCCTATCCCAAGACTGGGCTGCAAATTGCCGGCGAGTCAGGCATCTGGCGTCGCAACATCATTGGCTGGCCTAGTGTTTCACCAATGGCGAATACGGGAATAACCGTTGCAGGTTACTACTACGGCGGAATCATTCAGAACGTCAGACTGAATCGCGTATACAACAACGTGGTCTATAAAGCAGGCTGGATGCCTTTCATTTTGATTCAGAAGGATGATTCAGCAGCAACCCAAAACAAGTTCGCCAACAACGTCTTCTACTACTCTCGGCTCGCTGGAATAAAGAATCCGTATTGGCCAGACGGGTCAACCTATCTCGGCTTCGACACCTATCATGCCAATGTGCAGTGGACCGACTTCCCACATGAGAACTACTTCCTTGGCAACGACATCCTGCATGCAGACGCGAGTGGGGATAAGCCTGACAACCCACGCATTATCTATCACCAGTCTCGAGAGGTTGCCGATCTTGCTTATTCCCTTACACAAGCCGAGCAGCAATTCCCTGGATTCTTTGTGAGCAACCGCGCAGTCAACCCACAATTTGTCAACGCCGATGCAAGGGACTTCCGCTTAGCTAGTGGCTCGCCAATGATTGACTCTGGAGTATCGCTTGCACGCACAACGGGAGCTGGAAATAGTAACGTCATTCCGATGGATGATCCGTACTGGTTTTCTGATGGATTTGGCGTAATCACGGGAGACGTGATTCGCATTGGAACTGCAACAGCAACGATTACAAACGTAGACTTAGCAGGAAAGAAATTGACGGTTGATCATGCTGTGACGTTTGAATCAGGAGCGGCGGTTAATTTGGATTATCGGGGGGCAGGACTGGACGTGGGCGCGATTGAGAGCGGAGGCGGAACTACAAGTCCAAGCCCAACACCAACACCGTCTGCAAGTCCGACGCCCTCGCCGATTCCGAGTCCGTCTCCTACTCCTGTACCTACTCCAACACCCTGTACAATGACAGTTGATAATCCAGTTGTGCCTCAGTGGGGTAACGGAAAATTAGTAGTAACGTTTGCTGGTATAACTCAACCGGGAAATGTGAGCGCGAGTGCGACCTCAGGACAGGTCACGGTGAGTCCGAGCTCTAGATTAGTGAGTGGAACATCAATGATCGCAGAGTTTCTACTCCAAGCAAAAAAGAAATCCAGCAGTGTTATAGTTACCGGACCATGTGGATCTAAAACTGTGATGGTGAATGTTCAGTGAACGTTGAGTTTGAAATTAACCGACTCAGTCGTCAAGTTGAAAGCCTTAAACGTGAACTGAGGCAAAAGAGCAAGCTTTGGGACACAGTCTGCTCTGCACCTTGGCAAAGGTTTTTGTGGTTCCTGCAAGGGTTTAGATTGTGGCGTGTTGGTCGGTGGTATGGGAAGACAGACGGTTTGAAGTGAGGTAGTTATGCCAATTACAAGCAACGAAGATTTTGTGCTGACCTACGACGCTGACTCTCAAGTTGCATCGACACGTGTGTTCTCTCATGACGCACCAACCCAACTAGAATTCGGTGGACAATGTCTGATTATTGAGATTGTCCGCGGTGTGTTGGCTGACGGCATCTCGGCAGACGATTGGAATAACACTGGGGAAGGATTCAGGTTCGCAGACCAAGCCGCTTGGGATGAATGGTTTTTAGGTATACGCAACGCCGCTCAGGAGCGGGCCGCACTGAACGTCGCATCGCACGTAAACGAATTAACCGAAGCACAGTTGGGCCAAGCGGCAAATCTGGCCGCAAACTTCTGCGAGCGTGGCTATGTAGGTGTCATGGCGGGAACGCAGCAAGCCGATAAGATCACGTTTACGAGGCTAGGGGGAATCTAGCCATTGCTTCTCTGCTCTATTTAAGGAATTCCCAACTCCACGGTATAAGCGGGACCGGAGACGGAATTCTTTATGACATGCTGAAGGACGCGCCCGGATCTTCAGCCGATACGGTAGTGACCAATACGGTAGCAAGCGGCACTGAGATTCAGGCGACAAAAACTGCCGGTGGATCGTCGGTAGCTTGGATTAGCGGTCGCGTTCCTGCCGGCGGCTTCACGCTCACGGCGGTGGACATTTCGCTATGGCAAGTCGAGTCAAACATGAACGCCAACATCGGAGGGCGGTTTAGATTATTCAAACGCACGGCGGCCGGGACAATTACAGAGTTGGGCGGGGGGCCGTTTGACGATGGAGCCGAAATGGGAACCTCCAACACGGAGGACACATGGACTGGCAATCCTACCGATACAGCATTCTCCGAAGATGATCGGATTATCCTTCGTTACTATCTAACTAACATTCTAACTATGGGCGGGAGCTTTACAGGAACCATGACTTTCAATGCTGCCGCAGGGGCAACTGGCGATTCGTTTCTCAACCTTGCGGAAACCGTAGCGTTCAAATCCGATGGAGGCCTGTTTCCTTTCTTCCAAGATAATTCGCTTACAGGGGGACTGCAATCGGGCGGATTTGGAGATTAAAAACTCGTGTTAGTAGATTATAAGCGCGGTACGACTTCAATCATCCTGCGGGTCAAGATTCGCGATAGTACGGTATCCACTGGCGCCGGAAAAACAGGTCTGACAAGCTCGTCCTCTGGTTTGATCATTTCAACGATAGCGAACAACGAAGCGACACCGACTGTCTACGCACAAGCCTCGTCAAACGTTGAGACGATTACAACGTTGGGTACTTATGCGGCCCCGACTGCTAGTAAGTGTCGTTTCAAAGAAGTTGACGCGACCAATCACAAAGGCATCTACGAAATCCAGATTGCCGATGCGCGGTTCGCCGTTTCAAACGCCCGCACCTTGCTTGTTTCGATTTCTGGCGTCACAGGCATGGCAGAGACAGACTTTCTCATTCCCCTTCGTGACGTTGATCCTTATGATGCGGTGCGCTTCGGCCTCACGGCATTACCTAATGCGGCGGCAGAAGCATCAGGCGGTTTGTACACGAGGGGCACAGGAGCCGGACAAATTAATCAGCCCGCAAATGGAATGGTTGATACAAACGTTGTTCGTAATGCCGGGACCGCGATTACTGCGGCTTCAGGTGTCCAGGAAGTGAAGGTAGCGAGCATCGCCGCAAACGCTATTACAGACGCAGCGGTGTCAACGGACATGGACAGTTACATAGCAAAGGTGTGGGTTACTAAACAGGGAACCACGCAAGATGAATACTCAGTTACGTTTTATAAGAACGGGACACCGATAGAATCAGGTATTACCAGCCCGCTCATTGATTACGTCAAAAAGATGACGGACGGCACAATCCTCGTGAACGACGCAACGTTAACCGAACAGAGCAATGGTGATTACTATTACGTGGAATCCACAAATAAGTTAGTTGCGGGTAAGGCTTACATGTCGCGAGTGACAGCGACTATTGATGGATCAACTCGGGTAATGAAGCAGAACGTTAGCAGAGACTCTACTTAAGGAATTGTTTTAAGGCGCCACCGAAAGAGGGTCGGGGTAAGTGACCCGGCCTTTTTAATTAGCACTATCCATGACATTCCCTACCACTTCAGTCGTATACAACTTCAACGGAGCAGATACAGGCCCGCCTATGCCTAATTGGGCAACGGTTAATGATCTCTTCGGTTCTGTCAGTCGTGGATTCAAGATTGTCAGCAATCAGGCTGAAAACAGTGCTAACTCAGTCAATTGCGATTACTACAGTTTGTCAACATTTGGACCAGACGTTGAAGTCTACGCAACGATGGTAGCCCGAGGGTCAGGGGTAGACTCGAGCGGCGTAAGTTTTTTGAGCGATCCCGCCGGCACTCCACAAGGGTACACCGTTCTCAGTACAGGCAGCGTTATAAGGGTTTATCGGGTAGACGGTGACTCAAATCATTCACAGTTAGGTGCCGATATCTCCCAAGCGTTCACCGCTGGAGACTCGATAGGGTTCGTGCGCAATTCTGCCACGGGAGCGATTGATGTCTATTACAAAGTAGGGGCAGGGGCGTGGACGTTTCTCGACAGCCGTACAGATTTTACCTACACGTCCACCGGGCGGCTGTGCTTGTGGGCTGATGGCGGATCCATAGGTTCGGCCAAGTTTGATGATTTCGGCGGCGGTACGCTTAGCACAGCAACAGCGGCTGGGCCTGCTTTATTCCGTGGACGCAATACTCCGTTCTTTGATGACGATCAGGTAAATAGATTTGAGTTCTGGCCAGCAGCGACCGCAGTTCAAAACTATACCATGCCGACAACGGCTGGAGCGTTCGCTCTAACAGGTAACGCGACAGGACTTAGGACGGATCGACGGCTTACGGCTGCGAGCGGAGCATTTTCAGAAACTGGCACTGCTACCAATCTCAAGCTCGGGCACAAGTTAACTGTCACCACGGGAGTTTTTAACGAAACCGGGAATAGTGCGTCTCTATTATTTGGCCACAAGTTGAGTGCGGTTGTCGGTCCGTTTGTTGAGACAGGAAACGCGACGGGTTTATTAGCCCAACGTAAACTCAGCGCCGCCGCAGGAGCGTTCAACGAGAGCGGGATCGCCGCATCGTTATTGCGCGGATTTCGTGTGTCCGTGACTCCTGGATCTTTTGCGCTCTCAGGGAATGCCGCCTTACTTCGACGCACCGGATTGTTACCTGCCTCTGGCGGAAGTTTTGCGCAGACAGGGCAGAGTGCCGGACTCAGGGCATCACGAACCATTGGTGCCACAGTCGGCACGTTTAACCTTACAGGAAACGCCGCCACACTAACCAAAATATCGTCTCTGACGCTTTTAGCATCAACTGGAGCGTTTAACCTTGCAGGCAATGCGGTCGCGTTTCCGGTCAATCATGTGTTAGCCGTGAACCCCGGCAGCTTTTCGCTCACAGGAAACGCTCTTAATCTGCTTTACGGAAAGAAGATCTCGGGCACGACAGGCATCTTCTCGAACACTGGTAACTCCGCCGGTCTTACGTCTCAGCGAAGGCTAGCGGGCTCTGTGGGTGCTTTTGTGGTGATCGGTAATGCATTAGGTCTATTAGCATCAAGGAAATTAATAGCGAACGCTGGCATATTCAGTCAGTTGGGCCAGAGCGCAAGCCTCAGAACATCGCGATTGCTCACTGTAACGACAGGCACATTTAATCTCACAGGTAATAGTGCCACTCTCACACAGGCGGCAGCCCGGACCATCGTTGCAAGTGTGGGTAATTTTGCTTTGGCCGGGCAGGATGCAGACTTATTCGCGACAAGGCTGTTCGGGGGCAATACCGGATCATTTACATTAGCGGGAAACAGTGTTGCTCTTAAGTCTTCGCGAACCGTAACCGTTACCACAGGAGAGTTTCAACTCGGCGGTCAATCTGCACAATCCGGAATCAGCCGAACACTGACTGTTACATCTGGATTATTCAGCACTACGGGTCAAGATGCAGAATTTCTAAGCGCAAGACTACTCCCAGCAGCAGCGGGATTATTTACACTGACAGGTGGGCTGGTTACATTTGGCTTTAGCGGTCTTGATTTAACCGTTCAGCCCACGGCACTCATTTCTGTGGTCGAAAAACCTACAGCCGTGCTATCTTTAATCGCGAAGCCTTCTGCAACGATTACGATTACAAATAAACCAAGTGCCACAATCACGAAATGGCTGTAGCAGATCAAGATTTGGAAATTGACCGAGGCGATGACGAGCGACTACTTGCTGTGATAACGCCATTCACTGCCGCAACGGAATTACATTTCACTGCAAAGAAGCGACTAAACGATACGGATGCTAGCGCAGTAATCACCAAAACTTTAGGGGCTGGCATCTCAGTCACAGTACCAGGAGACGTGAACACGCCGGCACAAGCACAGATCGCAATCAACAAGGCTGATACACAAGCGCTGCCAAATAAAGTAAGTCCGCCCGTGGTTCTGTTTTATGATTTGACGGACGGAGCAAATCACACTTTGGCTAAAGGAAAGTTAACGATCAAGCCCGAGGTAAGGTTAGCAGGATAGGAGATAAAACATGGCGAGCTTTCAAAAGTTCAACCAGTTCGCAGAAGACGTCTATGAAAAGGTCCATAACATGGGAGCAGACCAATTCACGATCGCTCTGACGAACACAGCCCCGGTCGCCGCTAATTCCGTGATCGCGGACATCACTGAAATCTCCTATACAAACGTGTCCAGCCGAAATGTAACTACGTCCTCATCCGTGCAAACATCCGGAATTTATAAGCTAATTCTTGCCGATCTCGTGTTGACTGCCTCAGGCTCAGTTGGCCCATTCCGTTACGCCGTTCTATTCAACAACACGCCAACATCGCCGCTTGATCCGTTAGTAGGATTTTACGATTACGGATCGTCAATCAGCCTGAACACAGGAGAAACCTTCACCGTTGACTTCGACGGATCTGCCGGAGCAATTACACATCAGTAGGAGTCGCTAATGAGCAGAATCAGAGACATCAAAGAAATCAAAGACGAACTCGAAGCCGCACGCACCGACTATCAAGGCAAAGCGAATACCCTGCCCGCCTCAGAACTGCGCCCGCTCACTGATAAGATCAAAGAGTTACAGGCTGAACTAGCGGCTTGGATATCAGATGGTGCATTGGCTTGCACTGTGTGCGAGATCTCCCCTCACGGTATGGAGCAGCAAGTCGCGATTAAAGGTCAGGCAATGCCTATTTACGAAGTCGGCTGCCTTGTGTGTCCTGATCGGCGTGCACAGGGATTCACTCCAGAGGGCGCAGTTAAAGCATGGAATGAAGAGAAGTTCCTGCCGCCAAAGAAAGAGGTCGCGTGATGGATAGCTCCAAACTTTATGACGCCATTTTTATCTCATTATTCCTACTTGGTGCGGGGGTTTGTTTGAAGGTGATTTACGGCGGCGTAAAGCTCTACTACAAACCAGAAGATTCGCGTAGGTAAAGAAAAATGATTTCAACTCCCTTTTTAGTCTGTCTTATAGGTGCTTTGCTCTGGTTGATCTTCACTAAGTGGCAGAAGATCGCGGATGCCTGGGTAGCAGAGTTTGGTAAGTGCATGTTTGTAGTTGGTCTATTTTGGACTGTAGCGCCTTATGCTGGGAAGGTGGCGTGGTGAGGATAACGTGGGGCGGAACGCGAACAGTGCTGCTGACGAAGCGTTATGCTTTGAAGGTGCCTCGGTTTTATCCGTGGTCGTGGATACTGTTCAAACTAGGATTTCACTGTAATCGGCATGAGCGTAAGCACTCACAATCGGGTCATCCAAAACTCTGTCCTGTGCTGTTCGCGGATCGCTTCGGCTTACTGGTAGTCATGCCGCGATGCACGCCGATTGTGCCGATGGAGCCGTGGAAAGACACAGCGTCGCGGGCAATGTGTCCGGTTGAGTACGCATACTGGCAATCACAAGGGCTTCCGTTTGATAACTATCACTTCAACTTCGGACGGCTTAACGGGCACTTGGTAGCTCTTGACTACGGAACCGACTACCGGATGGAGTTGTGTTAAATGAGCACGGGCGAAGGGATATTGATAGCGATTGGCGTTAGTTTTCTAGTGGGTTTATCGCTGGGGCTGATACTGGCCTTGAAGTAAATGCGCACAATCCGTACATCTGAAGGCCGTGTTTACTTGCTGTGGTGCGAAGGCAGCACCTTGTTCAAGATAGGGTTTACACGCGGCGGCGTTGACGACCGTGCGCGCCAAATCCAAACATCATGCCCACTGCCTATTAGAATCCAAGGAGAGTTGGCGGGCTCCACAAGAGACGAGGATCTGCTACACAAGGAATGCCGCCCTTATCGTACCGTGGGAGAGTGGTTCAATCTTCCCGAAGCGGTTGTCTGGAAGCTGTTGGTATGGTTTGGAAGGGGAACAACTTGTCAAAGTTGACACCTATACGACGCCAAACGTTCCTTGATTACCTCCGAAATGGCTGGAGCATATCAGCAGCAGCGAAGGGGATCGGCGTTACCCGGCAGGCGCTTTACGCTGTAAAACTTTCAGATCCCGGCTTTGCGGAACAATGGGAAGACGCGTACGAATCAGGCACGGATCTATTTGAGGACGAGGTTAAGCGCCGCGCCCTTGAGGGAATCGACAAGCCAGTGTTCTACAAAGGTGAGATAGTCGGCCATATCAAAGAGTATTCAGATACTCTGATGGCCATCGTGCTTAAGGCGAGGCGTCCAGAGAAGTACCGCGAACGCTTTGACGTTGAGATTAAAGACGCTCGCAAGCGTGCTGAGATTGCCATTGAGCAGATGATGAGAAACGCTGGCGTGGGTCGCGCTGAAGCGATCGATCTACTTAAGCCACACATACCACAAATCTCTGAGTTGCTTCATTAGAAAATGAATGCAGGAAGCGGAACACATTGCCCGTCAAGTAGCCGCAGCGTTTCATGCGAGCACTATTCTCGATGAAACTGACGCCGGATTTGTAGATTCCCCCGAAGTTGAACCTCCTCACGCGCCTACTAACGACGCAGAGTTAAAGACATTTCTTGCCGACAGATTTGGAATTCGTATACCGGATACGCAAGTCTGCCCAAACCATTCAACACCATTCAGAGCCTTTGCGGATGCTTACTTCGCGCGTTATGGCGTGACCGTATGGAAAGCCTCACGAGGGCTCGGTGGCAAATCTTATCTGCTCGCGTTGCTTGGACACTTAGAGGCCAACGTGCTTGCGGCAGACGTGACAATTCTGGGCGGTTCAGGCGAACAGGCACTACGAGTCATCGAATACCTTCAAAAACTTTCTGGAGACGAAGAGAACACGCAAAGACGCACACTCTACAGTAGTGGCGGGCGTGTAACCGCACTAATGGCGTCTTCAAAGTCAGCTCGTGGACCCCATCCACAAAGAATGCGTCTTGATGAAGTTGACGAAATGGAATTAGTGATTCTCGATGCCGCAATGGGTCAGCCAATGGGTACTGAGAAGATCGCTAAGCAGACGGTGATGAGTTCGACGCACCACTATGCTGACGCGACGTTTACGGAAGTTCAAAGGCGCGCGGCAGAAAAGGGCTGGCCTGTTTATGAGTGGTGCTACAAAGAAACGAGCGCGGAGCCGGATGGATGGCTAACCACTGAAGAGATTGAATCGAAACGCGGCGAAGTTACGGATTCAATGTGGAAGGCGGAGTATGATCTCCAAGAGCCAAGCCCGGAAGATCGCGCAATCTTACCAGAGAAGGTTGATCTTTGTTTCGACAAGGAGTTAGGTGTATTTCCGGGCGACTTAGGGAAGACAGTCACGATAGAAGAACCGATCTCGGGCGCGACCTACGCGACCGGCTGCGATTGGGCAAAGAAAAAGAACTTTACAATCATCGACACGCTTAGGACCGATGTCCGCCCCATGAGAAGAGTTTGCTGGACGCGCACAGGCCGGCTGCCGTGGCCGATGATGGTTGCGAAGTTCGACACTCAAGTAACAAAGTACAAAGGGAATGCGTGTCATGATGCTACAGGCATTGGAGATGCGCCAGATGATTATAAGTCAGTAACTGCAGAGGGTGTCATACTGACCGGGCAGACACGAGGTGACGTATTCACTCAGTACATTGCTGCGATTGAGGGAGGGCATATCAAATCACCAAAGATCCGCTATTGCGAAGGTGAGCATAGATACTGCACGAATAACGATTTGAGCGGCTCAGGCCATCCTCCAGACAGTTTCGTTGCCGGCGCGCTCGCCTACAGGGCAAGCCAGCAAAAGAGCGGTAAACTTCTCACTTGGTAACTTGAATGATTAGGGAGACGAAATGAATCAGGCGGATAGCGTTATGAGGGACTTCCAACAAGAGATCGCGAATGAGATAGATCGTCAATATCTTGAGGAGTGCAATCTGTTTTGGCCGTCTGATTTGTTCTGGCCTTTAGTGGTCGTTGCACTCGTTTTGACGGTTGTTTGCCTAGGTGCTCGATAAGAATGATAGAAGATCTCAAATGGGCCTTAGGTGAGTTTGCGAGACTGGCGAACGGTTACAAGATTGCTCGCGATTATTACGACGGAGATCATCGTCTCGCATTTGCCACTGAGAAGTTCAAAAGCACGTTCGGTTCCCTGTTTGCGGCCTTCGCGGATAACCTCATGCCTGTAATAGTTGAGACTCCCCGAGACAGACTCAAGCTCGGTTCGTTTAGCCTGGAAAACGAATCCGCTAAAGAACAAGCTACAGAGATTTGGCGGCGCAATCGAATGAAGAAACGGGCGGGTGAAGTGCATCTCGACTCGTTTATTGAGGGCGATGCTTACGTAGTCGTATGGCCCGATGCTGATGGGTTTCCAGTCTTCTATCCAAACCGTGCTTCGAGGATCGTGATTCAGTACGATGACGAGCAGCCGGGATACATAGTTAAAGCAGCAAAAGCGTGGATTACGGTAGATAAACTCGCACGAATAAATCTCTACTACCGTGATCAAATTGAGAAGTACGTCACCCGAAGTAAGGTGCACGGCGGACTCCCGATCAACAATAAGCTATTCATACCATTTGAAACAGAAGGCGAAACATGGCCGCTTGATAATCCTTACGACAAGGTTCCTGTGTTTCACTTTGGGAATCGCACCAGCGTGGGGCAGTTAGGTAAGAGTGAGTTATCAGAACCGATTCCGCTACAAGACGCGCTTAATAAGTCCATTGCCGACATGTTGGTAGGCTCAGAGTTCTACGGTATCCCGCAACGCTGGGCTATTGGACTCGAAGAGATGGACGAGGAAACCGCCAAAAAGAAGTATGGATTGATGGCTGGTGGTGTATGGGGAACTACCAGCGAAAAGGCATCATTTGGCGCTTTCCCGACTGGTGACCTGGATCAGTTTGTGACGGTGATCAATGACTTTCGCAAAGAGATCGCGCGAGTCTCACGCACGCCCTTACATCATTTCACCTTAGAAGGGACTCCTCCGTCAGGCGAGTCGATGAAGACTGCTGACAGTCCATTACTCGCAAAGGTAGAGGACAGGCAGGAGGCTTGGGGAATGGTGTGGTCAGACGTAATGCGATTTGCCTTGGAAATTACCGGGATAAAAGACACTGAGCCAGAACCTGTCTGGATTGATACGACGCCTCGAAATGAGACAGATGAGATCAATAACGCGGTAACGAAAGTCGAGCACTTAGGCGTAGACATGGAGACGGCTCAAAAAGAGATCGGGTACACCGATATTCAAATCCAGAAGTTTGCAGATGAGCGTGTTAACAGCGTGACGAATGGACCGCTCGCCGCTAAGGTTGCAATACAGAATGCACCGCCGGGAATTAAAGGGCTTCTGACCGCCCAAAGTAACGGGCGTGGCCGATGAATCAAGGTGACCGGCTTGCCTGCTTAGAATTGATATGGGAGTGTGCGAGGGCTGCACCTATCAATACTTTAGCTGCACGACCGAGGCGCGAATTTACGTGGTTGGTCGATCCGTTGCTGATCGGTTGCTATCGGCGAGAGCGATGGTCAAAGCGGACTCTGAGAAATCTATGGCTCAAGGAGCATCGCAATTAGCAAGCTGCTCCGAATGGAAGAAAGTAGTGCTTTACAATCCCTTCTAGTCGCATACAATTTAGCTTTCTGAATTGACCGGGATTTACGCTCCCGGTCTTTTCATTGCCCTCTCAATACCTACTTGCATTCCTACAGGGTGTAGGGCGATGTAGCACGAATTGTATTGCGTTGCATGACGCCGCGCATTACAATACCCTACATGAGTGAGGTTAAGACACGATCAATCAGGCTGGATGATGAAAACTGGCAATGGCTGGCCAATTTGCCTGGGCGTACTTCAAACGACGCAGTAACGGCGCTTCGAGCATCCGCAGAGCAAAAAGGCGATACAGTTACAGGTTCGCCAGAAGAGTTGAGCGAGTTAGTTGAGTTGGTCCGCAGTTTGCCAGATTCAACCGACATGCGACAGCTTATGCAAGAAGTATTTAGTGAATTGAGATTTGAGAAAGTAGCCGCTCATGCGGACGCGGAAATCACGGACAATCGCCCAAAGAACGCCTACTGCAAACACTGTGGAAGCCGTTTTGTTGGGGCGAAGTTCGCAACCATTTGTCCTGAATGTAAATCCAGTGGGCATACTTTAACTCCTGCTGATTGTCCTGTATGTGGGGAGGGAAGGGCTATATGAGCGAGAACCTAATGAGAAATGATCTAACAACAAAAGAGGTTGTTGGAACCGCCGACGAGAATTCGCCAGTTGGTCAGGAATGTCTGAAAGACTTTTCTCTTGCGCAAGCTGCATTAGCCCGCAGCGATGCCCAAGAACTATTTGTGTTGTATCAAAAAGCGATCCGCCAACGAAATGAAATCGTCGGTGCTATGGAAACGATCGTGGGCCATTTTATGGGCAAGAACAAAGATCCGCGGCTCAGCAGTGTTGAACTGCCCGATTCAGTAGCCGCCATGCGAGAGGTAGCACTCAGTGCATTAGCTCTTGCTAAATCACTTGTCGAGAACCAAGGCCGAAACGGCTCACAGCGGGAGAGCCTATGAGTGATAACAAATTCCCTTTCAGGAGGTAAACTCGAATGGAAAACGAACTAACCGGGATTGAGGAGATCGACAAAGAGATCCTCGAACTGCTACCACAGACACAGACCATGTCCGCGGTGAGCGGGATGAATGACCGCGTAAGCCAATTGGGCAGCATGGCGGCATCGCAGAGAATTGCTGGATTAAGACAGGCGGCAGAGATTATCAAAACGCGCGAGAGCGACAAATGATTTGGGACAAAGTTCAGCGCAGATTTGAGAACGATGACGGCACGCCCCTGACCTCTGCCGAAGTAAAGAAGCATATTCACGACTTCATCGAATCAGAACAGAAGTTGATTGCAAAGCAAGCGGAGAAACTTGTACGCGATGGGTTGACTGTAGCTGAGTTCTTTCAGTTCATGCGCCACAAGATTACAGCCATGCATCAAGTCACCGGAGCGATTGCTTATGGTGGTCAATCCCAACTCAACAGAGAGCGGCAAAAGAGAATCAATCAAAAGATACTTTCAGAGTTAGCCTATCTGAATGAGTTTGAAGCACAAGTTGAGCAATCGTTTGCGGTAGTTGATAGAATAGCTGATAAGGTTGCGACGGGAGGCAAGTAGCAAGACGGATAAAATAACTGAACCTGTAAATGGAGAGTACATCGCGGGCTGTGTGATTTGCGGCGAGCAAAAGCCAGTAATGCTTTACCCGCATCGACGCGGAACGCTGATTGTGGGCTGGGTGTTCGTCTGCGTTGACGATCAATCGCAAGTAGCAGGAGCCGATATCTCGCTGATACAGCCGTTAAAGCCAATCACGTTGGGCGCAGGAGCGCAAGCGTAGAGCGAGTATTACAGTGGCGCGGAAAGGCTCACGTAAAGACATCCAGGATGAGATCAGGCAGAAGGTAAGAAGAGCAATTCTCACCGCGGCTCCCTCTGAGGCTGAAGATCTCATTGCTGAAGCCCTCGGTGAAGACGTAGAGATTCCTGCTATTGAAAATCTTGCTGAAGATTTAATCGGCGGGCAGATTGTCAACCGAGCGACGATGTACGCTGAGTCCGCGTATGCAACTTACGCAAACAACGTTGTCGAGAGAGAGAAAGACGAAGGCGTAACACTTGGGCGCCGGGTACTTGAGGAAGGCGACAATTGCGAAGATTGCATTGCAGCAGCAACCGAAGAATTCATCCCGCTAGATGAGATACCGGAAATTTCTGACAGCATTTGCGGCGTAAGATGCAGATGCAGCATAGAATTTTCGGTAGGAGGCGTACAGTTTTCAACCTCTGATTTATTCAGTGCAGTTGTTGGTGGTCAAGATCAGTATGGTGGAGACGTGGAGATTCAGTGAGATACCCTGAGATGATCGACGGAGAAGGCGTTGAACTAAAGCCCCGAGGCCGTAAGGGCAGAGCATGGCAGATCCTTCGACTTGCATGTTGCGACTGCGGGTTAATTCATTCGCTGGCATTTGCGATCGAGGATAATGGCAACTTGGGTATCGCTGCCCGGTTAGAGAAACGTCGCACGGCAGCGCATCGACGCGCGGCGAAATTCAAGGGATTGAAACTCCCCTATAGCAAACGTAAGAAGAGATCGTAAACGGCGCACAACAAACACCGATGCGATAGCGAGCGGCTCTGGAGGCTCTGGAGGCGGTGACACGTTTCAGGGCCGCTTTACTTGTCTCAAGATTACCCGTCTACCACGCCTCGGAACAAAACTCTTTGACACACTGACGGTAATTCGTGATACATTCAGCACGGTTAATCCAAAGATGCGTCAAAAAGACTCGCAAGCCAAGTCCGATAGCAAGGTTGATACAAGCAGATTGACTGATGCCAAGGCTAAAGCGCAAACAGTTAAACAGGAACCGCACACTTCGTTTGGGCAGAATGGTTCGTGTCCTGATTGTGAGGCTGACAAAAGTTCGCTCACAGACGAGGAGTGTGACTTCATTATCCGGCGCTTGCTTTGGAGGTTAAGAGACGCAACCAGTCCAATTGATTTCTTTCGTGAGATGAAGCGAGGGGTGGTGTTTGAAGTTTCTGACGCAAGTAAGGCCCGTGATTTAGTACGGCTATTTGCGAAGGCTGAAACACCTACGATCACAAACTAACATGGCAGACGATTCCACTACCGATACAACGTTAAAAACCGGAGACGAACCGGATAAACAAACGGACGTTGCTAAGGACAAGAGCACTCAGCTCGAAAAAACTCCTGAGACGAAGGCGCACACACCTGAAGAGGTCTCACGCATTGTTGCCCGCGAGATAGCCAAGGAAAAAAAGAAGTGGGAAGAGGCTACCAAGAAGGCGCAAGACGATGCGACAAAGACTGAAACAGAACGGTTGTCGGGAACGATTAACGAGCTGAAGGCTGAGATCCTTGAACGCGATACCCGTGATGCGGTTCTAAAGGCGGCACAGGAGAAGAAGTTCCTTGCCCGGAATCCGAACGCGGTGTATCGACTCGTGAAGGATGAGCTTGAGGTTGACGACAAAGGTCAAATCAAGAATCTCAACGAAGTGCTAACTCAGGCCAAAGCCGACTATCCCGAACTGTTCGGACCTAAGCCGTCCGGTACAGCAAACGGTGGAGAAGGTTCACAGCAAGCTCCGAAGTTTGATATGAACACTCAAATACGCCGTCACGCTGGCTACGGATAGAAGGAGTTGGCTAGATGGCCTACGACAACATAATCTCCAGAACTGACGCACAGGCTCTCATCCCTGAAGACGTTGCGGCAGAGATAATCCAAAATACAGTCAAACAGTCCGCAGCCCTTACGCTAATGCGGCGCGCGACAATGGCGACGAATCAGCAACGTATGCCAGTCCTGTCTGCGCTCCCGATTGCCTATTTCGTCAACGGTGATACCGGGCTCAAGCAGACAACCGAAGTAGCGTGGGGCAACAAGTTTCTCAATGCAGAAGAGATCGCGTGCATCGTCCCTATCCCTGAAGCCGTGTTGGAAGACGCGAGCTTTGATGTGTGGGGAGAGATTCGGCCCAAGCTGGAAGAGGCAGTAGGCCGCACGTTGGACGCAGCGATATTCTTTGGCACTAACAAGCCTTCAAGCTGGCCAACTGACATCGCGGCATCGGCTGTCTCTGCCGGCAACGTCATTGCCCGGGGAACAAACAACGCAGCCGCCGGCGGAATTGCTACCGATATATCAGACACGATGGCGACTGTGGAAGCGGATGGTTTTGACGTGAATGGGTTTGTTACTTCCCGATCCTATCGTCGGTTTCTCCGTAATGCCCGTGACACCACAGGCCAAAAGCTTCTCGATATCGCGTTGAACACTATCGAAGGTGAACAGGTGGTCTATGCGCTTAATGGTCTATGGCCTACAGGCGCGAGTGCGGCTGAATTGTTTACCGGAGACTGGATGCAATTTGTCCTTGCTGTTCGACGCGACATGACCTACAAACTGCTCGATCAGGCGGTGATTCAGGACAACACCGGAGCCATCGTCTATAACCTAGCCCAACAGGATATGGTTGCGATGCGGTTGACGTTCCGCGCAGCGTGGCAAGTCGCAAATCCGATCAGTTATGACAATCAAGTCGAAGCCAACAGATATCCAGTTGGCGTACTTCGTTCGCCTGCCTAAAGCTAGCGAGCTAAACTAACGGAGAAAATCATTATGGCTAACGAAGGCGCACCACTTGTCACTTCGCTGAGAAACACTGTTCCTGGCGCTACCATTGCCGCCACAGACTCTTTCTCGCTGGGGAAGGCTCCAGTCGCGGGAACAGTTACGGCAATTAGCTACACGCCCGATGCCGCAGCAACCGGCGACAATACCAACGCACGGACCTTCACGGTTGTGAACAAAGGTCAGTCAGGTGTTGGAACAACTGTAATCGGCACGCTCGCACTAACCACGGGCGTCAACCTCGTGGCCTTTGACGAGAAGGCGTTTACCTTGTCAGTGGTCGCGGGTGCTCTAACTATCGTAGCGGGCGACGTGCTGGCTTTTGTATCGACTGCGACCGGCACTGGTGTTGTCGATCCGGGCGGTACGGTGCAGATCGATATCAGTCGCGTCGCGGGATCATAAAATGGCGCTGACTGTTGAAGACGAGAAGGCGGTTGCGTATCGGCGCCAATGCGAGCGACGACGGGAGTTTCAAGAACTACTCGCTCAAAAACTCAAAGGCGATGATTACGCGCGCCGCCAACTCTGCTTGAAAACAAAGCCAGCTATGAAGGGACCAAAGGGGGATACAAGTCATGACGACTAAGAAGGCGGATGATAATCTCGGGGCTGCCGAGGTTCAAAAGAAAGTAGACAAGGAAGTAGATCAGGGCTTCAGTGGGGAGGTTCCAGATGAAACCGCGAATGAAAACTACACCGTGGGCGGCGTAATCAAGGGCAAGCCAACTCCCGAAACATCAGCACCAGAAAAGACAAAGAAGTAAAATGGCTCTTTCAGCGGCACAGATCGAATCCGTGAGGGAAATGGTAGGGGATAAAACGTTCGCTACCATTGAATCCCTCTGTGCGGAAATGAATGCCGCTCAGGAATCGGCAATGTCTGATGACGTTGATGAATGGGATCGGATCAAAAATAAGCACGTGCGGCTTTCGGGGGGTCATGATGGCATTGATGTTGACAACGAGCGTAGCCGCTCAGCGTTGAAGCGCCGCGCAAGACTCAGGCTTAATTTGCCCGTTACTAGTAGTTCGGGCGGCATCTTTCAAATACCCGTGGGTACGGTTATGGGTAATGCGTGTGATTGGTAGTCAATGGGACTTGACCTTGCAGATGTTATTGACGATGTACGCTTGGAATTGGATCAGGTTGGTCCCGATATCTTTACAGATCTTTGCAATTTGATTATCCCCGGCGCAACGGTTCCTGATGGCTTTGGAGGCGAGACGCAATCAACGCCTGTGGTGCACTCGAACATCCCTTGCAAGGTAGAAGTGCTGAACAGATCAGATGTCCCAATCGGAGGAGCGCAGATAACCACTCAGGGACATAAGTTAACGATGGGGGCAAACGCGGTCACAAAACAGATCAAGCAGCATTATCAAATTGTTGTGTTGGCCCATCACAATCAAGCTGAGCAGACTTTTGAGAACCCGATAACGCTGATGGGTTCGTTTGATATGTTCATGAAGGTCGCTGCGACAAAGATATGAGCGTCGTAATCAAAAAGACTGGCTTCAATCTGTCGGCCCTATCGTTGCGAACGCGAACTAACATCGCGAATGTGCTGAATGAGGGAGCGAGCTCTTGCGTATCGCTGGCCCAACAACTTGCCCCGGTTGACACTGGATTCATGCGAGACAATGTTAAGCAGACAGAGGAGGCAACGCCCGATCACTTGAAAGTCACGATGGAATCACGGGCTGATTACTCTGCGTTCGTAGAATTCGGCACTGTTTCACAAGATCCGCAGCCCTTCATGACTCCAGCTTTTGAATCGGCACGGAGACAAGTCAATAACGGTTTATTGAGGGTGTTGAAATAATGGCTAACAAGTATGCGAGCGACGAAGAATGGCTGACTGAGGAGGAGATAGCACGTGTACGTGGGCGTGTGGTGCCATACTTTCCTGACGCGACTATAGATCGTGATGGAACGTTTACTGAGCACGTCATCACTATTGCCGAAATGCTAGATCGTCTTAATGCGCCCCTGTTGCCGCTTGATGAAACCGCACGGTATGACGAACTCAAAGCGCATTGGGACGCCGGGAACGGCACAGCAAAAGGCTTCCGTTGTGAGATAGTAAAATGAAACGGTATTGAGATGAAAGCGAGTGAGTGGCGCGAATTGATTATCTCGGCTGTTCAGCAGTCCGTCGCTGGGGATGATAGTACGCTCCAGTTGTTATCAGAGGCGCTTGAGGAAACGGACACTGCCAAGCAGGAGTTGCGCTCGCGTGGTTACGGCGTGACCGGACAATCTTTACTTGCGACTGTTCAAATGATCGAAGCGAGGACAGCATGAAGTGGAAGATCGTATACATCGAACTAACAGCGAACGATTTAGAACACCTAGAAGCTTTCTGGCTTGGCGGCTTCAGCAATGCCATCGGCTTTCGCTGCGAGATAGCAAAATGAAATGGGCGATATTTCAGAGATCCAGCAAGCAAAGAAGTGGATCTACGATTCACTCCACGCTGACACATACATTGCAAGCCAAGTCGGCACTCGCATCAAAGACAGCTACGTTTCTGAGCCTCCTGCTGATCGGGTTTATCCTTACATTGTTTATAACTTCATGGGCGGGCTTGATGTTGATGCGCTTGGCACTAGCCGCCTTCTCTCCCGACCTCTCTTCCAAGTCCGCGTTGTGTGCGAAGGACGACCAGACGACGCTATCAGAAAGATCGATAAACGGATTGACGAAGTTTTGCAGCACGCGGTCTACCAACTCTCGGGTGATTGGTACTTTAGCGCACGGCGTGAGCAGCCAATTGATCGGCCCGAGTTCGATGCGTCTACAGGAAAACATTACGCCAACATCGGAGGCTTGTATCGTCTTTATATCGGGAGAACAGTATGAGAATTGAGAACTGCACTTTCAGAGTGAACAAACATTCATCGGCAACGGAAGTCTTTATCACGAGCAAGACAGGAGTCAACACCGTTCTGTATTTACCACCTGATGCGGAAGTTGATCCGACAAAACCACTAGAGTTTATTCCCGCGCCTCCTCCACCTACTGAGGAAGCAAAGAAGACTGAGACACCGAGCAAGTAGCTCGCAGGAGGGCTAGGTTATGGGCCGTGGAACCGTTAATAGGCAAGTCCAGGTTGGCGTAGAAACGACGCCGGGAACTGCCGTGGCCGCAAGTAAGGTCCTTCCGTCGATGTCGATGGTGATAACTCCTCTCACACGAACAAAGGAGATTAGAACTCAGGGATTCAAACCCGCTACAGACGTTCAGAATCTTGGCGGTCTAAGTCAAATCGCTTTGACGGGACCTCTCAACTACACAGAAATTATTTACCCGCTGAATATGATTGTTCTCGGGGTGATTACCACTCCAGCAGGGGGCACACTCTCACGCCAACATTTATTCAGCCCAACAGCGCAGGGTACAGACACGTCAAAGACACTCACAGTACAAGAAGGTGATGCGACCGCAGCAACACAAGCAGCAGGCGTGTTTCTCGCTAACTGGGGCTTTGTGGCCGCCGATGCGGGAGTTGATATCACAGGGGAGTTACGCGGGCGTTATCCCACTGCCGTGAGTCTGACGGGTTCGCCTACGTCAGTAGCGCAATTGCCGGTTAACCCGCGAGAGATTGATATATACATCGATCCGACATTTGGTGCGCTTGGTACGACTAAAGTATCGGACGGCCTAAACGTGCAATACGGGCTTACAGACAAGCAACGCGAAAAGTTTGTCCTCAATACGAGTTTTGCTTCGTTCAGTGAGTCGATCGAAGTTGTACCGACTCAAACCTTCTCATTCATTACTGAGCACAACGCGCAGTCGCGAGCGATATTTGCTAGCATTCCTTCAGGGTCTGTTCAGTACATGCGAATGAAAGCAACGGGACCGCTAATCGAGGGCGCAATCAACTATCTATTTCAGTTTGATGTGCCAGTTAAAATCACTGCGACAGCACAAGAAGACGCAGACGGAGTGTGGGGCTATCGATATGACTGTCTGCCGAAATATGACTCAGCCTTTGGTAATAAGATGTGGGAGATTAAGGTGATCAATACCATCACCGCGCTCTAATTATGGAACTCTCTTCGTTCAGTGAAAACATAATCAAGGTTCCCTATACACGCTCGGGCGAAACAGTCAACCTTGAGATCAATATCGACGTGTTCACGCCGGAGTTCTTTCGTCGCGTTGGTAAAAGATTCGAAGAGCGCATGAGAGGATATCAAGCAATCGATGCGCAAACAAAGGCGAAAGGGAAATCAAAGGTAAAACCGAAGGTCGATCAGTTTCAGGGCGCTAAGGACTTCTTCGAAAACGAGGCACGCGGACTGGAAATCAAACGTGAAATTCATGCTGAGCTTTTAGCGGGAGGCGTGTTGAAGGGCTGGGATCTGGTTGAGAACGGTCTGCCGATTCATCCTACTTACGATGTCTTGATAAAACTCCCGCCCTTGCTAGTTGAAGACATTTGGAACCTCTCACTGGAGAAGGCAAAGACGGTAAAAAAAAGGGTGGCAGAGGAAACAGAGGAGACCTTGGAGAACTCGCCCAGTGGTACAAGGGCACTTCACGCAGTCGGCCAGACTGGGTAGATGATGAAGCCTTGTCAATAAGTTTCGGCATTCCACCGTGGGATCTGAAATACGTCGCCATTCACTATCAGGAAAGGCGGCGTGTTTATTTAATGGCCCGTTACGAGGCGCGAATGGAACTAGCAAAGAAGCACGAATGCAGTCCTGAGAAGGTTGTATTACCGGAGTTCTGATGTCGATTGAGATTGGAAGATTAACAGCAGTCTTCGATGCTGACACGCGAAAGTTAGACTCGTCGCTAAAGGCGTCAGAGGAGCGCATTAAATCCCTCCGCGCAAACATAGCATCAATCAAAACGGACGACATCGGGTTTAAGTCACAACGAATAGCTGGCCTAAAGAGCTTGCTCGACAAGGCTCTCAGCGATCATAAGGCTCTTCAGGCCGCACAGAAGGCAACGGCTCAAAGCGCCAAGGCTATGTCAAACGACATGAAGGCGGCGCTTGATGTTATCTCGCCTCGTCTCGGTAGGCTGACAGAACTAGCAGGACCACTGACGGCAGTCGCGGTAGGGCTGGCTGCCATTGCGGGGGTTGCAGTAGGTTTGTTTGAGCTCGCTAAGTCGGCCGCCAAAACAGGCGGTGATTTATTCGACCTTTCGCAAAAAACCGCTTTCACGGTTGAGACTCTCTCAGGTCTGTCGATTGTCGCAAAAACAACCGGATCGGATATCAACGGACTGTCTCCGTCTCTCGTAATCTTTCAAAAGAATATGGAGGCGGCTAGCGACGCCACCAGCAAGCAAGGCCGATTATTCCGCAGTTTGTCAATCGACACCCACGACAACGAGAAGGCTTTAAGACAGGCATTCGCCGCATTGGGAAGGATGCGTGAGGGTTCGCAGCAAACCGCGCTTGCAATGCAGTTGTTTGGGCGGTCTGGTAAGGACGTATTAGCAATCGTCAAAGAGACGAACGGCAACCTTGACGCAGCAATCAAACGATATGGCGACATGGGGCTGATCATCTCAACAGGGGCCGCAGCAGCCAGCGACAAGTTTAACGATCTACTAGAAGAGACAACCTTACAACTTGAAGCGGTGACGCGAAGCATTGGCATGGAACTGCTACCCGTTGTGACCGATGCGTTGCAAAGTATTTCCGCCGGCTTGCGAGCGAATAAAGACGAATGGGCCTCATGGGGAACATCTATCGCCAATGTCATGCGCGGTCTTAGTGTGGCGGTGCATAGCGAACTCGGACAAATGCTTGGTCGCATCTCAGAGTTTAGTATCAAGTGGCTATCTCTAACGGGCTTAATTGTTCAGGGTCTTGGTGCGCTTGGTGCCGGCGCTGACAAGCCCAGCGAGGATTTCTTTGGTCCGGGTGGTGCTGGACGCGGTGGAAGAAAGACCCTGCCCGGCACGCCTGAATTTAAGGCCGCTCAACGAAGATTAGGATCTGATCTTCCAAGCCTAGCAGGCGGCGGAGGCAAGAAAGGCGGAGGTGGTGGCGAAGATCCGGCAAAGACGGCACAGCGAATTGCATCGCTTCAGCTCGAAGCGGTGATTAATGGGTTAAAGGCCGAACAGGAAGCAAATAGACGTGCTCTGGATCTTCGTCGTCGTGACTTCAACGATTACGCGAATCGCTACATGGTAATTGAAAACCGTCGCCATGATGCGGTGATAGCTGGACTTGATAAGGAAAAGGGGGCCGCGGAGAAGTTAAAGAAGGGTCGCGAAGTTGCGTTACAGGAGATCGCAAACAAGCGCACAGAAGAAAACACGACTCACGAGCAAAACCGAAACAAGGTACTGGATGAGCGTGGCAAAATTCTAGATCAGATAAATGACTTCCTCCGCGATCAGGATCGGGAAATCTCAGGGCTGACAACTTCAACCGATCAGTGGGATCAGGCATATCAACAATTAGTTGACACGCTGAAAGAAGAAGGAGTCACGCTTGAGGAGAATACTAAAAGCCGCATTGAATCAAATATCGCGATACTCAAAGAAATCGATCTCGTAAAACAGCAAATTCGTGTACGTCAGGTATTGAAAGACTCAACTCGTGATCGCTTTGAAACCAGAGCAGGAAGAGAAAGACCGCCGTGGATTGATCTTGGTGGAGGCTCTACCGTGGGAGGTGAGCCAGCAACAACCACTAGACCACGTATCGCGACTGCGGACGAACAAGTCATGCGTGACCAGCTAGAAAGAATCCGCGGACGAATGCGCGATCTCGGGTTTGAATTAACTGACATCTTTGCTCAAAGTGTAGGCGATGGATTCAATCGAGGAATCAAATCAGGACTCGAAAGCCTCTCGCTTGGCTTACTGCGCATAGTTGAGGATGTCTTTCTGAGACGGATGGCAAAAGGACTCGGAGATCTACTCGGTAACATCGGAACGGGAAGCGATGGGGGTGGAGGATTCTTTGGCGGACTACTGAAATCTATACTCGGTAGCGTAGCAGGAGTCCGCGGCGGCGGGTCTGCTGGCGGATTAGGAACCGGGATCGCTGGTGCTATCGGTCGTGATTCTGGTGGTCCTCTGTGGCCTAAGCAACTTTATAAAGTTCACAAAGATGAATACATTGTGCCGACAGCTCCGGGGTTTGTGATACCAAAGGGCGGCATGGGCCAGCAAACAGTTGTTAATAAATACTACACAATCCAATTACCGCCTGATTCGCGTGGTAGCTACAACTCGCCCCGATCCAAACGCCAACTCAGTGAGACTTTGATAGCAGCGTTAGAGGCTTCCAAAGCATAAGATGGCTATACTCTTCGATGAGCTATTGTTTGATTCTTCCCTCTTGACCGAGGAGTCGGCAGTTGGTTCGCCTGAGTATGCGAACACAATGATTCGCAACCCCGCAACAGGGGTTTATAAGACTAATGTCAATCGCTACGACTTTCAGAACGTTTGGAATATCAACACGAACCTCTTGAGTCCGGCACAGCTTGACTACTTCATTGAGTTTTGGGCAGGGGGGTTCGGCTCAGCTTATGGGTTTCGCATCCGGATCATCACCGACTTCTATATGATCGATGAAGTGATTGGGACGGGTAATGGCTCACAGACCGTCTTCCCGATCATCCGCACTTACACGCGGCCGGGCGCAAGCCATAACTATCAGCGGAGGATCATCAAGCCAGTCGTAGTTCCCTCGCCTTTAGGTTCTAGTGTGGCTCTGTTTGAAGCGAACGGAACAACGAATCGGATTATTCCCAGCGCACTTGGGGCAGCTTTAGGTGTGCCAGCTTTCACGGTGAAGCTCAATACGACACCAACAACCGCGTACACTATTAACAACACAACAGGCGTGATCACTATGAACTCTGCGCCGGGTGCAGGAGTGAGCGTAAAAGTCTCCTGTGAATATGACACGGCTGTGCAATTCCTGAATAACTCATATCAAATGAAGCCGGGTGTTAGTTCCGACGTAGGCGGTTTGCAGTTGTGCGAGATACTACCCGCGACTCTTGGTATTACTTAAATCCGTTATGACCGTTTCAGTTTCCATGATCAGTCACCTAGCGTCCAATGTTTCGTTTATAGTTCCGATCTGGTCCATGCTTTCTGCCGATGGTACTCGCGCCTCATATTGCGCTCACACCCGAAACTTAACCTACAACTCACTCGCCTACACCGCCGCTCCCGTCGAGCCCTCCCGTTTCTCTCAAACTCTAGGACTCGACGCCAACCACGTAGAACTCTTTGGGGTATTTGATGACATCGTGACGGAAGAAAACCTACAAGGTGGGAAGTGGAAGAACGCAGAGATCGTGTTCGAGTACATTGCATACGATCCTGCAACTGGCGCAGCAAGCACAACTGTTATCGGATCAGTCGGGAAAATGAAGGGGCAAGCGGGAAAGTTTTCAATCAATAACGGATCTTTCAGGATGGAGTTTAGATCGCTGTCGGATTTGTTGAATCAAGAAATAGGAGAGCTCACGAGTCCGATGGCGCGTAATCGGCAACTCTCGGATCTGGTTTCTGACGTTGCGCCCTACACGTTTGCCCGCACAATTACCGCGTTCACCGATCGTCGCAACTTCACAGTCAACGGCACCGCGCAAGTCAACGACTATTTCAAGTACGGCAAGGTGACTTTCACGAGCGGCGCTAACAACGGGCGCTCAATGGAAATTAAAGCCAGCGTTGGAAACGTGATCGAGTTACAGCTTCCAATGTTGGGTGTAATCGCCATCGGCAATACCGTCTCACTTGTTGCCGGGTTTGATGGTAGCAGGGAGCAAGCGAGAGACAAATTCGGCGCAATGGAAAACTTTAATGGTGAACCGGACTTGCCCGGAATTGCGCAAGCGATCCTGAAGTATCCAGAATGAGTGATTTTAAGCAGGAGACAGGTGATCAGCCTGTTTGTCCGCTACCGTGACGGTCTGTTGGGCGCTCCTGCTAAGTCGCCCCGCGGATTTGAACCGCAATCAAGTTAATTATACCGATGTCAACCACACTTGCACAACGAATAGTCAGTGAAGCGGAGACGTGGATCGGCACCAGATATCAAGAACAGGGTCGTCTGAAATTCCAAGGCGTTGACTGCGTTGGCTTCATTTCCGAAGTCGCCAAAGGCGCTGGCATTAAGACCGTCGTTATTCCGAGTAACTATACGTCGAGCGGCGACGGAACAGTGATGCTTGGTTTACTTCGTGAACACATGACGATGGTAGCAACCGAAGACATGCAGGCCGGTGACGTCCTGGCCTTTTGCGATCAGGCGCTACAGGAGCCCGATGTGCCGCGGCATTTGGCATTCGTGCAGGAAGTAACACCAAAGACTGCTTTCATCATTCACAGTTCTGAGCACGGAGTTAGAAGACACCGGATAGATGCGGCGTGGCGTCGGAGAATTCATTCAGTGTGGAGAATCAAAGAAGACACAGATCCGAAGATTCAAATCGCCCCTAACGCATTTATTCCGTTAGACGCGTTTGTTGAGTAATCGAATGAGAAACGAAAAAAGCAGAGCGTTGGCCCTGCTCTTTCCGGCAGGCGTGTTTGCCGATTTCACCAGATCAGCCGCGCGCAGCCGATCACGGGACTTGAACCCGTAGACTCCTGCTCAATGAAATTATAGACGCATGATCGAAGAACTCAAAGAGAAATGCCAAGCCCTCGCGATCCGACAGCGCAAGGATCTCGAAGTGCGCAAGCGCGAAGAACTTGAATCCGCTCTTGAAGAGCACAGGGTTGCCGATCCCTTTAGCAGCACGATCCTGATTGGTCTCTTAGTGTCCTCTGCCGTTTCTGCGGCCTCCTACCTGATTTCAGCCGCTTTTGCTCCTAAGACTCCCCGTCAACAGCAAGGTAAGCTAACAGGCTCCTTACAACTTCAGAATTCCGAGCAGGGCATATTCATACCCGAAATCTACGGAGGAAGCCCTACAACGAGTTTGGTTGCCGGGGCTAACCCTACCTACCAGAATCTTGCAAACGTCACTTCAGGGGCAAATGGGAGCATAACAAAGACCTCTGGAGGCACAACCTGGAACGCGGGCGCAAGTCATAACGTCGCTATTACGGCCGGGCAGGACGCCTTCTTTCAATTCACGGTAGGCACCGGGTACGCAACTGCGGGGTTCACGTTAGATTCAAGCCCGACCAGCGGAAATACTGACTTTCTGTTTGCGATTCAATGGAACCCGGACGGTTCAATCACAATCAAGTACAACTCAACTCAATTACTCGGGGCTGTAACTACCTACGTGGCGGGCGATGTCTTTCGACTAGAATTGCGATCTGGCAGATTCAGACTTTACAAAGGTTCGGCTGAGATCGTGCCACCTAACTTTATCTTCCCTTCTCCAAGCTATCCACTCTACATGGGGATTGCCATGCAGTTTATTGGGGCTGGCATCTCTGCCGGCAAGGTTCAGATCGGATCCATTGGCGCAGCACCGAACTCAGGTCGAGGCGGGATTAAGGTTCCAGCGATCATTATTTGGAGTTCGGGAATACGAAAACTAGTCACGACAACTCAAGTCGCCACAGGTGGAGGTAAAGGATTCGGACATCATACGCAGACCGTTGATAACATTACTTACAACATCGACCTTGGATTAATGTTTGGGCGTGGCCCGAACAGCCTGATCCGTCTCTATGCCAACGCCGACATCCTGATAGATCAATTCTCTCAATCGCCTAATCCCTCGGGCGTTTACGATCCGACTGTTGGCCCTGATCCTGATTACGATCCGAAATTACCGCCTGACCCAACACTGAATCACATGCCGTCATTCTTGCGCATCGATGGAGACATTCCATTCGACGGTGACAATGTAGGCACGGGAACAATTCAGGGCGGTGGGTCTGGCTTTGCAATTTATCCCGGCAATAACACTCAGCAACCCGATCCAACGATTGAAGCCGACATAGATGGAAAATTTGGAGCGGGATCTACGCCTGCCTATCGGAACCATTCTTTAACAGTGCTCTCAACTCTGTCGTTGTCACGCTGGGGTGGCGTCGTTCCTAACATTACTGGAGTTTGGGAACATGAGACCTTCAGAACGCTTGATTTGATCTACGCCTCGTTATGCGATCGCGTGGGACTATCAAGTACCGATTACGACTTCTCGGATATTGAAATCGCATCCCGCGGCTTATTGATTTCCGGCCGTCCCTTTCAGCCAAAAGAGATTATCGGCTCTCCCGATCTGCAACTGGCCTATAACTACTTCGTCACTGAAGCGGATGGTCAGATTGTTGGTTACACCGAAGGCAACGAACCGTCCATCACTATTCCTGATACAGAGATTGGATGGCTTGAAGGCGATGCGGATTTACCAGACATCGCGCCAGAAGTCGAGTCGATGATAGCTTCTGAAATCAGTCTCCCGCGCGAGGTGCATGTCAAGTCACTGGATCCTGACAAAGACTGGGAACCAAATACGGCGAGCGCAATGAGACAGATCACCGATGGCTCGAAAGTCGAATTACTGGAAATTCAGATCTGCCAATTATCGGATGAGCGCAGAGAAACTGCACAGCGAAAACTCTATCGTGACTATGTAGCTGGAACTGCTCACAAATTCACTCTCCCGTGGACCTATCTCTATTTGCATCCCGGTTACAAGATCACAATTACCCGAGCTGAAGGCTTCACGCATGTAATGAGGCTGACTTCTATTTCTGGAGGGATCGGAATTCTTGAGTGTGAAGGGATCGCGTTAGAGCCTGAGACATTTAATCAACCCGCAAATGGAGTCTTTCCGCCCGGTTACATTCCACCACAACCTATCCCTGCAATGATCGTTATGTCGATGATTGACTTGCCTCTATTCCGTGAGGCTGACGCAGGTAAACTAGGCTTTTATGCAGGCGGCACACCGCGCACAGGCGTTAATCAATCGTTTCAAGGATGGACCTTACAGTCCCAACGTAATAGCGTTTGGTCTTTACGAGCATCCTCAAACCTCCCTGCAACCATCGGGGCGGTTGTCAGCGCCACTGCCCTATCAGACGATCCCACTACGTTTGATAATGTCGGTACGATTACGATCGATCTCTACGGCACCGACATGACCCTTTCATCCGTGACTGAGGCGGATGTTTTAGTGGGTATAAACAAGTCCGCGATCAAGGACTTCATATGTGGGTTTAAAACCGCGACTCAGGTTGCGGGCTTTCCGAATCGATGGACACTCAGCGGGCTACTGAACGGACTGCACGAAACGTCCACACAAGTTGCCGGCGATTTAACCGGAGCAAGGTTTGTATTACTCGATCAAGCTGTAGTCTTTGTTCCCACTACCGAAGATGAACTAAACCTACTACTTGATTACCGCGGGGTTGCTAATGGACAATCTTTAGGCGATGCGGCCACGTTTGAATTTGCGTGGACCGGGCAGATCCTGAAACCCGAGCGGCCAACCTCAATCGATGGCCAATTCGATCTAGCCGATGGCTCTCTGTTGGCCGAATGGGAGAATGAGATCTTCCTAACCGCCGATGATACTTACGACTTCATTGTCAGAAGTGCGGCGGATGGTGGCGGCTCAGTACTGTTTGGGCCGATTGAAATTAAGCCTTTGGATTTAGCGAGAGTATCCAACACACCGCCACTGTTAGCGATAGAACCTTCGAGTGATTATCTACCGCTAACCGCATATACATATGTTGTGCCCGGTGGCTTTGACGCGACTTATACCAAAGCACAATGGAATGGCACTATCACTCTTCCTTTGATTTCCGACGTCACGATTGCTGACAACTTCACGGTCCGGGGAGGCGCATTTCTCGAAATGCAAGTTCCCGATGCGTTCGATCCGCTTAACAATACTCTGGTTCCATCGACTTTCGGATTCATTCAGAAAGTGGCTGCTACTGTGTTTGCTTCGTGGTTATTTGATCGGGAGCTGACCGAAGTTGGCTTGCCAGTAACCGCGCGCCCAATTGATGCTGTAGGGAGCGATTTCGATTACACAATCAGTTCGCGCGATCGATTCTCTATTCACATTCAACCAGACGGTACAGTGACCTTTTACATTAACTATCAAGGCGCGATGTCCGAGCCTTGGTACATCTCGCCTAATCGAGTTGATGTAACAGTTCTGCACCGTGCTTACTATCTAAATGAGCCGGGCTATGAAATCGCTGGAAGCACGCTCACAATTGGCGCTCGCAACACACGCTTGCTTCGCAACGTGCCTGAATTCCGATACCCCGGCGATGAGCAAAGGAGTCACAATTCAGGATCGTTACCAGCCGCAGTCCATGTAGGCGTGCGCAGGCGATCATCGCATCCGCTTGGACCACCGAGCGACTGGTTATACGCTACATTTACGAGACCATAAATGCCACTAAGAGACAACGTTCCCGGTCCCGATACTTTTCTACCTAAACAGGTTGTGGCGCTCGCTGACGCAATCGATGTAGATATCGATGCGACTCGGAGCGCACTCAGCTTTACTTTCGATGGTACAGAACTTTGGGATAACGGTTATTGGATCTCACAAACTGGATTCCATCAACATTCTCCACTGGCTCGTGCACTGTTCATTACCAAAGCTACAAGTGTTGATATTGACGTGTACGCCAACTTTACCCCGGATTCAGGGACAGCTATTCAAGTTTATGTCAACGGATTTCTACATGCTTCACCCGGTCTATCGTTTAGTTCGGGGGCTCAAACCATCACGCAATCACTACCATCGGGATCAAAGTTAGTCACGATTGTTGGCGGCGTGCAGGCGATCATTAGCGGCTCGATCATTGGTACTTTTCTGATTGGGTGCGAGTTCAATCAGCCAGCTTTGCAAATCCCTCCCGAGGCCCCATCTCGTTTACTGGTTTATGGTGATTCAACCTCTCAGGGTGGAGGGGGTGGAGGTACAGGGAAGAATGTTGATACGGCATGGCCCACTCAGTTTCGAATGCTTTCTACCCGCTCAATAATCGTGGAAGCAGCATCGGGCCGGGCGCTTCATGACGATGCGAGTTTAAGTACTCCACGCGCAGCCTTTGTTGCCAAACTGGTAGCGATGAATCCGGCGTCTATTCTCTTCCTGATCGGAACTAACGATCACGGAGCCAATGCCTGGAGTGCAGCCAGTTTCGGCACAGCTTATGCGGCGACAATCGATGATCTCCATACGGCACTCCCGAATATAAGAATCTATTGCATGACTCCTTTGTTCAAAGCAAACAGTATTGAAGGCGCAAACGGTTCAGGAAATAATTGCGAGGATTATCGAGAGCAGATTCGGACTATTGCCGCAGCGCGGGCTCCGTGGGCAGTCCTGATCGAAGGCACTGCGATACTCGGAAAAAACGAGATGCTGAGCGAGTCAAGCACGTGGCTGCATCCTAACGATCTTGGAAATCGCAACCTTGCTTTGTACGTTGACCGCTTTCTCAGTGGCTCCGACTCAGTAAGGTTCACTCCCGATCCCTTCAGCACTACCGCAGACGTGGTATGGGCTAACACCGCGAACGTAGCAACTACCGGAAACAGTATTCAAAAGAATGCAGGCACTGACGGGGCGGCAGATGCCGGAGGGTTTTCTACCAAAGCCGTTGGACGGGCGCCTTGGTTCGTTAGCATGAAGATTACCGAGACGAACAAAACTAGAGTCTTTGGTGTCTCAAGTACAAGTACGGGAATAAACATCGCCAATATCTTGTACGGCTTTAACATCTTTTCTACCGGCGCACTGTTGCTGTGGGAGAACGGCACTGGTTACGAATCAGGCGGACAGGCGTATTCAGCAAATGATGTTTACCAAGTAAGATCACCCGATGGAGTAAATGTCTATTTTGTGCGGATTCGCAGCGGAGTAGTAACAGTGTTGCGCAAGGCTTCGATACCGATCACGCCTTCAATGTATCCTCTTTTCGTTCAAGCAAACATCTTAGGATCCACAGGAACGATCACGGACGCTAAGATTCATGGGCTCTTGCAGTGACCTCAAGGGGTGAGACAATGCTCTGCCTCCGCTTCGCCTTCGCCTATAATTTCCCTTATCCCGGCCCAACGGTTGTTACGGCCTTCTATAGCAAGTTCGATGTTCTCAATGCGTCGATGGAGATCCATTGCACATTCGCTAACCGAGATAATTGGCCCTGACATAAATGCACCCTCGCAGCGTATTCCGGCATCGTGCAAGCGCCTACAAATACAAGACGGGCAGAGCAACCCTCCGTCGTCTTTTGTGGGCGAGATTTTCTTCCATGCCCAGTAGGGGATGACAATAACATCGTGCGACGTTCTCCTCGGTCATTGTCATTCTTCTCCATTCGTCTTTGATGAAAACCTCTTTGTCCGAGACCAACGTTATCGAACCAACACCGAACGCGGCTGCCGCACAGATTCTTTACGAGACGACACAGGTTGAGCAGCGTTAACTACTTTGGGCTTCGTTTGCTCAATAGGGACTTGCTGACAGTTACAAGTAGTTGTTCCATCTGCGTACATGAACAGAAAACACATAACAGTAATGGTAAGAAAGTCGATCATCTCCTTTGCTCCTTTGTTTTGTATAAGTGGGAAGTGGGCTGGGTCCACTTCCCCCTTTCGTTGAGTTTCAAAAGACAACGAAGACCGGGCATCCCCACGCCGCCATACAGCCGTTGTAGATCTGGTTGCTCCTATCCATACAACTAGACCAATTTTGATTCCCTTCAATCAGCAAGCAAGACTTCAGGTAAGCGGCCTCTTGCGCCTGGCAGTCCTGGTTGGCCTGTATGTAGCTTGGACATGTGGCGCATTCTCCGGTTGGCGCGATCATCTCAAGCGTCGACTCAATAGGCGTTAAACCCGCATGTTGTTGCGCTGCGCTGTCTTGTAATTCGTTGAGGCCAGCGGTCGTCTGTCTTCCGTGTTGGCGGGCGGGAATAGCTGCTATGGCCAGCAAACCGAGCAAGCCCAGCGACAATAAGATCACACGTAGGTTCCGGGTTGATATAAACTTCATTTCGTGAGTTTCCTTTCTCTGAGTTTAAGGGTTTAGGATTTAAGGAGCCGGACGCAACCGCACTCCCTATGACTTTCCTTCCAAGTGAACTGTGGCTTTGCCTCATAAATGAAAGTTACCGTAATAATCCGCGAGATTTTTCAAAAATCAGATTGACCGCTTCGCGCCGCGAGCGCAAAGGTCTTTTCAAATTAGAATTCTAAAATCAAATCATCGTCAATGATTACCTCTACGCGCACTCCAGCAACGCGGGAGTATGCGAGCAAGATTGCAAGTGGTGGCTCGTTGACACCGTGCTCATACTTGCTGATGTTGTTATATGGGATCATTCCGTCAAAGCGTTTCGCCAGTTGCGGCTGAGAGAGTCCGAGTGTCAATCGGATCTGTAACAGCTTCGCTGCCAAGTGCTTTGGGCGTGGTCTTGCGTGGCCCATTAGAGTCTCACTCCTAACGTCTCGATCAACGCTTCCTGTGCCCTTGTGGCGCGTCCTTCGATAGCAACGCGATACAGTTCATAAGCGCCTTTGTGGAAGTCGCTGTGCGAGTACAGAACCTCTGCCGCTTCATCTATCGCGGAGAGTGCCTGTGGCACGTCCGGAGTCTTACTCTTTAGGCTTTGACTCAGAATCATCAAAAGACGCCCTAGACTAAGGGCCGCTTCGGGATGTCCCGCGTAAGGCTCAAAAGCAATTTGCCAGTCCTCGGTGTCCAGTGACGGATTCTCGGTGTTAGGATTGTCTTGCATGGTCGAACTCCTCTTATCCAGGATTCGGCTGTGAAGGGATTGGCGAGTGTTGATAGCACTTGCCAGTCCCGCCTCTTGCGAGGCTGCCCACTATAGAGACATTGTTTCATCCGTGCAAGCTTTAACTACGGGTAGGCTTCTAATTGCGTGGTGCTAAGTCTATGCTGAAAACCCCGGCTTCTTGCGGATTAGCTTGGATTCGTAGAGTTCGTTGATGAATGCGGAGAAATCGTCCGCTAATTGAACAGCCGAGATCGAAACCGCAGACATGTCGATATTTTCTGTGTCTGTGCGCGCATCCTTTGCCTTGAATTTCAACCTTGAAGGAGCGCCGCTATCAAAGTCTACAAACCACCATGAATGGACAATTCGATTTCGATCAGCATTGATCTTTTGCGCTCTGGAAATCAAATGGTCAAATCTTTTGACTGTCTCGGGAACCTTAACTTCGTAGTGAAAGATAGACGATAGAAGATCAAGCAGTTTGCTAAAGGGGACCATAGCTGTAACGCGCTGGCCGATATTCTCATCAGTAGCGGCCATGATCCAGATCAGTCGGACGATCAGAAATTCGAGATGTTGGAAATTTACGACTACTCGACCTACATCTCTTACGTGATCTTCAGGTAGTAACGATTTGTTTGCCATCATGCCGCTTGCTTCTTGCTCTTTGCAATGTGCTCTTGTTCGGCAACGTCTGGCCCAAAGTCGAGCGGTAACTGTATCGACTCGCCTTTGTTGTAGAACTCGTTAAAGCTATCCACGTCCTGTTTGAGTTGATAACAGTCACCGATGATTTGATTGCGGCGTTGCCTAAAGGCGGTTTCGATAAACGAGTGGGCGGCCTTCCTCATGTCGCCCCACAGCGTTACCAGCTTGCCGCCTCGACGGACTCTGGCCGCATGGTTCATCCGAACACGCCGACCGCTTGGATCGTCCTCAAAGTGCTCGCGCAGCGCCTCAGCGAAATCTTGCGCGCACTGGTTTAATGCCGCTTCATCGTGACGTTGCCACTTCTCATTGATGATTGCCCATCGTGCCATTTCACGTGTGGTCGCGGTTCGCTTACCTGTGGCCTCGCAAAACTCGAAGTACAGGTCTAACATTTGTTGCTTGTAACTCATGTCAAATCCTCATGCTACACGGCGGTTACTATCGTTAAGGCTGGGTTTATAGCCCCAGCCATCGGTTAAGGCTGAATCCGAAATCAGGTGTCTAACCTTAACGAGTAAGTCTCTATACTGAGAGTAGGGGATCTCGCCTCGGTATTGCAGTTGGCCCACAACAATTCCCGCGTTGGCGTTCTTTAGCTCTGCAAAGGCTTTAATCTTGCGCTTGGAGTAAAGCGGCCTAACACGAGCTATAAAGTTTTCTAAGTCCGCTTTCTTTACAGCAAACTCAGCCGCAAAAAGATCGGCTCGCTTTTCCATTTCCGGCTTGTCATTCATGTACTTGGCGTCCTCGCCGACAAGGTTTAAATCCAGGATCGGATTGTCTTGTCCCTCATGGTGCTTAACGTGGTGCATTTCATGTAAGAGCGTGTGCCAAAACCCATCTATCCGATCTAATCGTTGCGAAAGACCGATCACAGGTGAGGTTCTATCTAGCCATGTACAAACGCCATCAATTCGCGTTGTCGGCAAAGCCTCAACTAAAACAAATCGAATACCGCTCTCCGAGAGAATACGCGGCACATGCCTGACTTCTTCAGGATCGCGCATCAACGGACGCAAGTTTTCCAGTGCCTCGTTGCAACGACGATCCGTGTATTTAACAGCAGGAACATATTGAGCCAATTGACGCACGCGAACCATCCACGCGACTTGCGCCGAAGTTGCTTCCATTTCAGACGCCGACTTTCTCGCCGCAAAATTGATCTTTGGCTGCTCTTCCATTGAGGCAATCCCTAAGAACTTGCAGATCCGTTCCTCTAACAAGCCCATGTCGGCGCTCGGCTCAATCCAGCCCCGTTTGATCATGTCTTTGACCGGATAGTTTTCATAAAGCCGAAGCCGTTGGGTTACGCCCCCGTTATCGTGCTCAAGTTTCGTTAGGCGATAAGCGGCCTCTAACGCAAGCCAGTATTCGGCTGTATTACCTAGTGCGGTTGCTAACCCCTGAGCAACCTCAGGATTAATCGGCTTTGTGCCAGCCACTAAGCCGCTGACCTCGGAAGGGTGGCGTCCGAGGATGAACGCTAGATCGCGTTGCTCCCAGCCGCGACGCTCTAGTTCTTCCTTTATTACTGAACCGGGAATAATGATCTCACTCATGAATCCTCCTTTGAGAGAGACTGGTTTGGAACGGACTGGATTGTCTCACCATAAGGCGGGCTTGTCAATTCACTAATTCATGAATTCATGAATTAGTGAATTACACTCTCGACAAAACGAGGACCAAAGAGTATAATTCCGGCATCGAAAAAGCCCTGCCAGTTGCTTGTAACAACCGACAGGGCCATTGAAAATCAAACGCGATTGCTCACGAGTGACTTCCAGCGACTTCATTGTGAGCCATCGCCTAACCAAAAGGCAAGAGGACACAATGACACTGACAGACCGCCAGATCACTGACCGCGAAATCAAAGCACTCCAGATCGCCGCTAAGACTCAACTGAAACGCAAAGGCAAAAGCAACGTGTGGTTGGTTCCATCGCAAGCGGGCCACGGCGAATATGAAGTCCGCCCCGATCCGCAAGCGCCGCGATGCACATGCCCTGACTACGAATTCAGAAACGCTCGCTGCAAACATATCGTTGCGGTCGAATACGTTTTGATGCGCGAACAGAAACCGGATGGCAGCACGGTTGTCACCGAGACAGTGAAGGTCACGCGACAGACTTATTCGCAGAATTGGAAAGCCTACAACTACAGCCAAACGCACGAGAAATCAGAACTGCAAGCGTTGCTGTATGAACTCTGCAAAAACATTCCTGAATCTGAGAAACCAAGAGGCAAGGGCAGACCGTCGCTATCGTTGCCGGACATCATTTTCTCCAGCGTGACGAAAATCTATAGCACGATCTCAGGGCGACGCTTTGACACGGATCTCCGCGACGCAAAGGCGCGTGGCTATCTGATGCGACTGCCGCATTACAATTCAGTGTTTCGTTATCTCGAATCAGAAGCATTGACACCTTACCTCTACGAACTGATTACGCTGAGCGCAGCGCCGCTCAAATCGATTGAATCAGACTTTGCGGTTGATAGTTCAGGATTCAGCACCGGACAGTTTATGCGCTGGCTGGATGTCAAATACGGCACTAAGGAAGATCGTCGCCAGTGGCTCAAGCTACACTTAATGGTGGGCGTCAAAACGAACATCGTCACGAGCGTTGAAGTCAGCGACGGTTATGCACATGATTATCCGTTCTACAAAGGTTTGGTTGATCGCACGGCTGACAGTGGATTCAAGATGAAAGAGGTAAGCGCAGACAAGGGCTATCTCGGTGCAACGAACATGCTGGCGACGCTGCAACGCGGCGCGATCCCTTACATTCCATTCAAATCGAATTCAGTGCCGGACTCACGCGGAAGCTATGGCCCTAAATCAGAACTTTGGACGCGCATGTATCACTTTTACGCGCTCCATCGTGCAGAGTTTCTACAGCACTATCACAAGCGGTCCAACATCGAAACAACCTTCCATATGATCAAGGCGAAGTTCGGTCAACGGCTGCGAAGTCGAACACTCACGGCACAGATTAACGAGGCTCTTTGTAAGGTACTTTGTCATAACCTCTGCGTGGTGATCCAGTCCGTGCATGAACTAGGGATTGAAACAAACTTCGAGGCAGCGTGAGACAAGATGCAAGCGTGGTTGCTACTTTTCGTCATAGCTATCGAGCAGAGCAGGCATTACGTAAACGTGATGAAAGAATTGCTCGACACAAGCAATCATCGCTTGCGCGTCTTTTTCTTCAAACGAATTCAGATCATCGTTGTCGTCACCGTGTAATTTTTCATTCGCGGTGAGCCTTACTCGGTGAGCCATTCTCTTTAACGGTTCGGTAATTTTCCCTTGAGTAAATAGGTCGTCGATCTTCGCGTTAAGATTCTTACCTTTGGCTCCTAACTGCTTACAGCTCGCCTCGACCGATCTCCGGCACATCGCAACGGATGCTTTGTACGACTTAACCCAAAAACAGCGCATGGCCTCCGCAAAATCTTCGGCTATATCTTGGGGGACGCTTGAGTCAACAACATCTTGAGGCTTACCTACAGGATAATGATGCAGATAGCCGAGTTTTGATGGCTCATTAAGGCTGCGCGTTTTTAGGGCTGTCGCTAGAATGTGCTCAAGACATCCTTGACACTGCATCCCAACAGCAAGTCTCTGCGCCCACTGTCCAAGTTCTTCCGCGTGGACCGTCGTTACTTGTATAAAGACGGTTCCTTGTTGACAGTGCGGACACGTGCCTCGCAGAGAAAATTTGCCGGATTCAGCTTCGAGTTCTGTAAGGTCCATGTGCTTAGGCCAGTCTTTCCAGAGAACGGCCAACGAGTCACAAAGAAAAGAAATTAGGGAGCGCCCGTCTTGGTTGAAGTTCTCCGGCGCATTGTCTACTGATTCAACGCTTTTTCCAAGTCCTAACATTTTCATTAAAAGGGCAGGATCGATAGTTTCAGTAATAATCACCATTTATGAGGCAAAGCCCCGTTTGCCCGTTCGCAGCCGGGCTTTCGCCAATCGACGAACCTTCCGATTCCGATGTGCGGTTGATCTCTTGCCCATGACTCAGCCTCTCCAATTCAACGATGCGCTCTCGTGCAGCCTTTAATGCCCCCTTCACGATTCGGTGCGCTTGTAGCGACACGGTTGGCTCCTTGCGGACTAACGGCACGTCGTGGATCTCGCTATCAATTTCTTTGTTGCCGTTCTCTGTGAGTAGGGCCTGAATACCAATCTTCAGACCAGTATCGAACTGCATCCGCATCAATAGGCCGATATACTTGCCGATAATCAACCGTTGGCCTTCTGTCAGCCCGTGCATGATTTCGCCAAATTCTTTCTTTAGCCGCTCGATTGATTTGCGCTGCCTGTCCGTCAACCCGCTCCGGTGCATCCAGTAACGTTTGACGAGCGATGCTATGTGGTCTGTAAATCCTTCGGTCCCGAGCAGTCGGGCGATCACGACGGCGCTGTTAACTCGTGGTTTTGGGTTTCCAGTATCAGGCATCTTGCTCCTAGTCTAAGGGATTTAGGCTACGCTGCTTCCTTAAACTCATGAAAGCCCGGCGTACTTGATAAATGGTGAATGTTGTCATCTGCCGATTTCACGCACTGCACACATGATCCAGACTGAATTTCTTTCGCCTTCTTTACGCCCTCGGCGATGTTGGTTTTCACAGCATCAGGTAGAACTTTCTTAGCCCGAGACTTCCTTAACTGAAACTTGTGTTGATACTCACCGGGGCCATGTATCGGATCATTCTCCGCGGCCCCGCAGACTTCGCTATCTGTGAGCGGGAACTTACAAGGATGACTCTCCATTGCCTTGATGTTTGCCGGCGCAGATTGAGATCCTTCTGCTAGTGGAATAAACTCATCCAAGATTAGATCGAGTACGTCTTTGTTCTTTCGCAACTCTGCGATTATTTCCTTTGCTCGATTTTGGATTAGTGGAATTCTGCTTCTCATAAACGTTCGTCCTCTCAATATCAGATTGCCGGTTGAAACTCGCCCCACTCTGGCTTGTGGTCCGCAAGTAGAGCCGCGTTAAAGTCGGCCATGTTCTTAATTGAATTCCATCGCTCAGCGAGTGTCTTATGGACCGGACATTGAGCACTCGGACGCGCCTGACGAGAGCCAAGCGGAATCAACGCCCCAAAGCAGGTACAAAGCCCACGCTTAGCTGCCAGATCCGCGATACTCAAATGGCAGTCGCATTGTGGATTGTCACACGTCTCATTCATCGTTTTACCCTCTCAGTTAAAAACAATGGGCGATGAAGTTTCCCCCGACACCGCCCATCTCAAATAACGTCTCAATGGTTTGTCACCGCCCCAAGACGCTATCAAGAGGACTATTTCGTCAACTGTCTTTGCACCCATGCCAGCATCCGTTGATAGCGGGCTTCTGGAGTGATCGGCACCCAAGCCTTAGGTATTTCGCCATACCATCGGTACGGGCCTTCCAATGTAACGAGATCCGAACCGTCTAACTGGATGTCGTTAATTTCGACCACTTTCCACGCAACCAGACGCGGCATTCCTAACTCCATGCCGATCTCTTCCATCTCGCCACCGCCATCGATCTCATCGTCAAAGTGATCAATACCGATGTCCGCAAGTTGCTCACGAGTCTCGGCAATCAGATCCCTGCCCTTGTGTTTCGCAAGCGCCCCGATGGCGCAAACGTCGCCTTCGCGATCAATCATCTTGTGGGCTATGAGTCTCTTATCGGGGAGCGCAAGCAAAGCGGCCTCCAACTCGTGCAACGCAGCCTGCCGGGCTTTACCCTTAAGCGAGCGCTGGCAGTTACCCTGCCACAGCGCAAACTGACCGGGATACTCTTCGTCTTCTGAGTAGCCAATTCTCATTTTCAGACCTCCTCGACCTCGGAACTAATCTCGTATTGCATTTAGGTGTCCTTTCGGGAAGTGGATTTCTTGTTGCCGTTCCGTTTGGCTGGTTTCTTTTTACCGTTATTGGCGGCAGTCTGTTTTGCCCGAGGTCGCACGTAACAAGCATCTACGTCATCGGGATTGAGCACGTAGACGTTGCCGACCTGGATCGCGTTCAAACGCTTCTGTCTAATCAGGTAATAGATCCATTGCCGACTACAACCACGGCGTTTCGCTGCTTGTGTAAGTGTTATTAATTCGGCCACGGCGCTTAATATACTTTATAAGCATCAAGAAAGTCTAGACTAATTTGTTGATATTTATCTATAATGGATTTATGGAAACAATCATCATCGAAGAAAACATAGAAATGCCGCGCCGGGGAAAGTCACATACTGAATTCTCCAAAGCCGTGGAGTCGGCTCTAAAACAAATGAAGGCTGGAGATAGTTTTAAGTTTGGCGATGAATCGGAACATCTGAATCGTCACCGAGCGGTGCGGTATCTAGCCAAGCGGTTATCGATCAAGGTCACGGTTCATAAGATCGCAGAAGGGGAATACCGTGTATGGCGGATGACGTAATCATAGAAATCGAGACGGGTATTCCGTTGCCCACATTCCGCTCGCCTAGGTTCGAAGGTTCTTGCAATCAGTGCCACAGGATTCCAAGACCGGGCTATTCAACCTGTAACTTCCATTTAGGTAAGGTTAAACAGGCCAGAATTAAACGTGTCGCAGCCAATCTCTGCACTTGGGGAAGTTGTAAAGAAGAGCCCGGCGAGGGACATTCTGTCTGTGCCGCTCACCGCCGGGCGATGGTTCAAAACAATACATCCATGCGGGCGAAGCGCAAGGCGAGGGGTATGTGTGTTTATTGTAATCAACGGCCGGGATGGTTCGGGCTTTACTGCGCCATTTGTCGGATCACGCAGCATCGTGCGGCTCCGAATTCGTTACCCGCTGGGGCGAGAAGGGCGCTCAAACAATACCGTCGATTTGAGTCCATCAATGATCGCCGCGCCAAAGCCGAGGAATTGCTCAGCTTTGTTGATGATGAGCGAGCGCATCAGATTATCGCTCTCCGTCAAGGCCTGCCAGATGGCATAGATCACACACTGGAGGAAATCGGAGCCGAACTCGACATCACCAGAGAGAGAGTCCGTCAAATAGAAGACAGAGCATTAAAGCTTTTGGAGTATCAAGGCCATGATGTCTCGCTTATTCGTCCGCCATTCAAGGCTGTTCAGCGACCGCGTAAGAAGCCTCCGATTAGCGAGGAGCAAAGAAAGAAAAACCGGGCTCATCACATGGTTACACAAGCTGTTAAGGCCGGAGATCTCGTAAAACAACCGTGCCAAGAGTGTGGGGATATCAACGCTATTGCCCACCATCATGATTACGATAAGCCTCTCGACGTGGAATGGCTTTGCCGCCGACACCATATGGCTGCACACGGACGAGGAAAAGGCACACAGCCGCATCCGAAGATGAACGCTAAGGGAAAGCACAAGGGCACGTGGCTGAATAAAATCGTCCCTGTAAATGAGCATTACGACGCAACTAAGATCGTTAGAGTTCTCCGCGCTCACAAAGCAAACCAGCAACATATCTGTGCGGCGACCGGACTGAAGCGCACCGCCTTGATTGATATTGCTCACGGTAGGCCGGTCTCAGACCATGAGTTATTGATAATGCTGCGATTTATCGAACGACTTCAACCTTCTGAGAAAAATCTCAACAGACCTATTGACAGATTTCTTGATAACTGACAATATATCTCCGTGGGGGAGCTTCCCGAGGGTAGGGCGAAAGCAGCACATAGGGGGCAAGCTGCCAAGTAGCGGATCCAGATTCGCCGCGCTGCCCTTGGGGAGGCTGAAAAGACTTTGAGCGAACAGGAGAATGAAATGAAAAACTTACGTTATCAGGTGTGGTATTCAGGCGGCCCAGGCGCTTCCCCGGAACGTTATCTATGCTCTGAATGGCAGACACTCGACGCCGCGCAGGGATATATCGAGCATTATGATCACTTTGGCGCAGGATGGGAAATTGTTGACACTGAGGCTGAATGAACAGGAGAGATTGAGATGGGGACCAAAACATACGACCAAAAGTGCGCTGATCTAGCGGAAGAGTTTCTGTCAGACGAGGGGTGGTATCGGCAGGCTCCGTTACATGATCGCCTGCGTTTTATTGAGGAGTTGGCGGGCAATATCCAAGAAACAATTGAGAGCGAGATTAAGCATTATCGCGACTCGCTCCATGTGGATTACTGACAGGTGAAGGGAGTTGAAACGATGGAAGCGCGAATTGGTCTATACGACGAAAACAAGCAACTCATTGGCTACAAGTGCGATACGTTCTGGAGTTTGACAAAGAAGCCTGAGCGAGCAAAGACACACTCGCTTGAGCACGGCCAGATCCCCGTGCATCTGATCTCCAATCTGCACAAGATACTAACCAAAGATGTGCCGACGGGATTAAACGGACTGCTGTCGGGCATCGCGGAAATCAATCGACAGGTCTTCTTCGGACAGTTCGAGACGATGCTGATTGGTTATGACTACCCCGGCGTGCCGCCTGTGTTTACGCATCGGGTATTCCCTGAAGGCGTTGAGCCATTAGACGAGTTCAGCAGCCATGAGCAGTAAATCACCAATAGCCATCCGCATCGGGCTCGCGGTCTTGTTCTTTGCTCTGTGGATCTTTGTGTTTCTATTTGGGTTGATGGGAAAGGATTAGTTGAAATGGCGAACTCTAAGTTATCGAACACTGACACAGCCAAGCTAGAACTTTGGGAGCGAATGGCACGAGCTATCATCCGGGCCTACGTGAAACTCCCCATGTCGCAGCATAACGTAAAGCTTAATCAGGAGTTAAGCGAACTGCGCGAGCGATGCCAAGAACTTGAGCCAGCCTTAACGACTTATTACCCGATGGATTAAGTGCCGGGCTGACCGATTGGAGTAAATGAAAATGGCAGAAGAGCGATTCATTCCGCATAACCTTCCGTGGAAAGAAGTAGGCCGCGTGAAGCATTGTGTTATCGAGAACTTGCCCGTGATTGGCACCGAAGACGATGCACCCGAGGCTTATATAGGCGGTTGTCATGTTGACTACGTCTTGAGGGCTGTCAATAGCCATGAGGCGTTACTTGCCGCTGTTCGACATGCGCTGGCTATTGAAAATAGCGTCACGATGGGCCAAGAGAAAGAGTTGAAGGGCAAAGCGAAAGAGGTCTACGAATCTGCTATCGCACTTGCCGGGGAAAGGATCTGAATAATGAGATCTAAAGCAGCTGAGAAAATTCAGGAGGATGTGATGACTTGTTGTGAAATGTCTGGACATTTAGATCAGATTCGGGATTACCCGGTCGGAACGATAGTTGAAAACACCGTGGCACTAGCCGCTGCATCTGGAGCCGTTCCTATTGGATCAAAAGGTCGCGTCACCTTGCACTGTGCGGATGGTCGCGCTTGGATAGTTTTTGATGGATACCCCGTAGGCCACACTTTCCACGATCCTGCTAAGTATGTGCGCATCGTCTCAGCACCGATAGAACGCAAAGCGGCTGAGATTAACTTAGATGAGACGATTTCGTTTGCGCGTGCATGGGCCGAAGCACCTGCAAGATGTAAACGGGTTACTGAAATGGATGCGGCTGAGTTCTTCTATTGGCTTGGGGTGCGAGACGGCAAAACGGAAGGCGTTAAAGCTACAAACGAAGACTTGAAAGAAATGATACGCATAGTGCGGGCACGGATTACCTAGTGTCTGTGCCGAAAGGAGCATGGGGAAGTGAAACCGGAGTTGGCTTTCATACGCATAGAGTCGATCAGTGGTAGACCTGTGGCGGTGTTTGACCGTGGCGTTCCGATGTATTCCTTCGATGCCTCGGGGAGCCCACTGTCTGATGGCGGCATATTTCGTCTGAACGAAGAAAGCTTATCGCTCGAATCGCAAACGTTGAACGCGATGGCAGGGACGCCAGCGTAGAACGCCATGCGCTCGCGTGCTTACGGATCAAGGAGCAATCATGAGTGAACGAATCAACCAACAGAATAGCCGAGACTACACGATCAACTTATCCATCAAAAGAGTGAGTAAGTTTGGGATCAAGTGGGAGCGCTTGGGCGAGTTCCGGTTCTGTGCGCTCGCTAACTCACATGAAGCCTCATGTATTGCCGCTGGTAATGCAAAGGTTAAAAGTTCAGAAGAGCTCTATACGCAGGTGGTTAATGTGCTGCCGTGCTAATTGGAAGGGATAGATGGCTGATAAATCAACAACAGTATCAACAGGGATTGGCTTTGGCTCCGCATTGGCCATAACGATTTCGTGGTCGCTTTATCACAGCATCTTGTGGACGATCTTTCATGGTGCATTCGGATGGCTCTACGTGATCTATTTTGCTTGGACACGCAAATAAGGATGCTGAACTCAATCCCGGTCAAAGACTTTGTAGATCCGCCACGCGGTAGCCGCGCATTCAATGCTATCTGTCGTGCAATCAAACTGAAACCCAAGGTAGTTTTGATTGGCACCTATGAGGGCGAGAAATGGTTCCGAGTTCAGAGTGAAGATCGAGATCCTCACTGTGTACGAATCTGGATAGATGATCTAAGTCAGGAACAAATGGGAAAGTGCGACTGCCCGGCAGCAACGATTCCGCACGAGACAGGGCATTGTCTCCATTTAGCAGCCGCACTGATTTACGATGCAGCGCCGCACTAAGCGGGAAAGGTGAAGGTGGAAATGGCGACTGAGATACAAGTTCAAGCAAAAGGTATAACTGGCTATTGGATCAATGACAGGTGCTCGGTATGTTTTCACCCGTTACGGGTTTTGCGCCTCTCTTTTGGCTATGACGTTATTCGCCTCTGCGAAGCGTGCGGCACCGCAATGCGCGAACTGCTTATCGACGCACTGGAAGACGAAGATTGATTGCTCGCTATCAGACAGGAGAGCATAGATGGCAGTGCTTGAACTACAGCTAGAAGACGCACTACCAGACAAGGGGCTGAGCCTTGAGTATCAATCCGAGTGGTCACGCTTGCGTAGTGGTCGTGCTGAACGTGAAGTGTTTGCGTATGCGGTCATTAGCGATAGCGGCAATTTCTACGAGAGTGAAATCTTTCTGAGCGACAAAGGAGCAATCTGCTCGTTTTGTAACTGTGTAGGTTCAGAACTCGGAAAAAAGAAGTGTCGCCATGTTCGTGCTGTACTTGCAGACGTTCTAGATCGTGATCCTGAGTTTGGAAAGAAGGAGAAATCATGAATCAAACGTTTACCTGTGACCGGTGCCAAACGAAGGGCTCAGTCAAGATTCGTCTTTATGAAGGTGTGTATTCCGTTGCGCAGAAGATTGCGCAAAGACATAGCGAGTTGAAACCGGAGTGCTCGGCTGGCCTAAGTGAAATACAGGCGCATTCTCAGTTGGGAATTATCAAGACACAGAAGGCGGCAGCGAAATGACTGAGATTGTAGATCGTGCGACTGATCACGACTTGCGACGCTGCGAACGGTGGAATTCTTTTGACGGGGATCGTCAGACTTACGACAACTCGCGCTCCTGCACGTGTACTCCCGATCCGCGATTTGCGCCTCCGCCCGCAACAGACACAGAGAAGTCTCCAAGAGAGAAAACCGCGGTCGTTGACGAGTGCCAACGTCGCATGGACGTCGTTGTCGAAGCTGCGGTTGAATGGCATCAGAGTGGGCAAGAGGGCGACGGTTCGTGGTTCGATAAAGCAGAGACTTTAAGCCGTGCGGTTGAGTCGCTATTGGAACTGCGGTCAGTCGAATGCTTCTGCGGAACCGAACTGGAAGCGGGCCTTTGTCCAAACGGTCATGATCCTGTCACTCCAAAAACTATCGCCGGGGGAGAATGGTGCTATACACGCTTAGAAGCAAAGACACCCAACCTTCCCGCCCGATGGCTAATAACATCCGAAGATCACTGGCCCATAGCAGAAGTCTACTCCGAACAAGATGCGGCGCAGATAGTAGCGAATCGCGCATCGGCTATTAGAGGTAAATCAAATGGCGACTGACAAAGACCAATTCAAGCATATGTTCGAGTGGCACCAACGGGCCGCAAATGAGTATGCGGTGCGTTCTCATGAACTATGGAATTACAGTGAGATCAGTGACGGCTATTCAGCCCTGTCTACGGCGCATCATCAATTCGCGATGGCTTGCGGCAGACTGGCTGGCGTTGATCTATCTCAATACGAAGGTGAGATGTAATGTCAACTAATTCAGAAACACTAGCTATTGACCGCCCACAAGAGCAGGATAAGTTTCTCGCTCTGATTGAGAAGGTGATCGTCAACAAAGAGGTGGACGCGGATAAGTTGCGCGTGCTGGTTGACCTCCAAATTCAACTAGAAGATCGTCAGGCAGAAAAGGCCTTTGATGCCGATATGATTGAAGCGCAAAGCGAAGTGCGAGCACTGGCTTGGGATAAAGTGAATTCAGAGCGCAATAGCCGAAACGTTAGCTATCCAAAGATTGATGAAATGCTGCGTCCGATTCGCCGGAAGTATGGTTTTACTCAAACGTGGGATAGTGAGCCAAGTCCGATGGCGGACATGATGGTTGTTTGCTGTGACGTGATCCATCGGAGTGGTCATCGGCGCCGCTATCGTCTCCCTATGCCAATTGACAACATGGGACCAAAAGGCGGCTCTGGGGTAATGACGAAACAGCAAGCGGTTGTGAGCGGCTCTTCATATGGCATCCGTAAACTCGCGTCAATGATTTGGGATATCCCGCTACTTGTCGATAAGGATGATCACGACGGCAACGCTATTAGACCAACAGTCAGTGAGCCCCAGGCGAAGATACTCCGCGATCTCTTCGACCGATTGAGCGAAGCCACGCAAAACAAAGCCTTGGAGTACATGAGCAATACCTACAAACAAGAGATAAAGTCAGTTGAGGACATTCCTTCTGGAAGATACAAACACGCTGAAACTACTCTTGCTAGAGCACTCAATAGTCAAGGCCAAGAGAAATCAAACGCATTTACTCGCGTCAGCGACGTTCAGGTGTCAACGCTCCAAGGCGTAATCGAGGGCGTCGGCAAGAACTGTAAAGCGGATTTCCTCAAAAACTACGACATAAGAAAAATTGGAGACTTGCCGGCTGAAAAGTACACCGACGCGCTGGCGTGGCTTGACAAGAAGCGACGCGGAGATGATGAGAAGACGTTGAAAGATGCGCATCCTTGGATGAAATAAGGAGAGTGGTCGTGAGAACTAGTCGCGCTATCAGGCAATGTGCGGAGTGGTTGGGCTACTGCCTTGAAATCGGCTGGCCCAAGTCTGCGCTTGATCAGTTAGAAGACCTATGGTGGCAGTACCACGATGATTACGGGCGGTTGCGAGCGCGAAGGGAAAGGCAACGATAAGTGAACAACTGCGGCTGCAAAGAAAACGAAGACGGACTCATAGTTGAGTTCTGCCGTGAGTGCGCCATGAATCTTGAACAAGGATCGGAAGACTGGAAACGCGCTCGGCTTGGCAGGTTTACCTCTAGTCGCGCCTCAGACGCTTTTGCTAGGACGAAGGCAGGATGGGGCGCGTCCCGATCCAATTACCGCGCAGAACTGATTTGTGAGCGATTGAGTGGCATTCCTTACGATGGTTACAACAATTGGTACATGCAACGAGGTAATCAGGTTGAGCCTGAAGCTGTCGTTGCTTATGAGCTCATGACGGGCAACGAAGCTCAGCCCTGCGGTTTCTTTCACCATCCGAGCATTCCAATGGCAGGAGCCAGTCCTGATCGCTTAGTGGGCACAGATGGGTTAGTCGAAGCAAAGGCCCGAACAACTGCTATCCACTTCGAACTTTTGTTGACGCACTCAATTCCAGGGAAGTTCATTGACCAAATTCAGTTCAGCTTGGCATGCACCGGAAGGCTTTGGTGTGACTTTGTAAGTTACGATCCACGCGCGCCGGCAGGAATGGATCTGTTTGTGAAACGTATCTACCGAGACATTATTCGCATTGCTGAGCTCGAGCGTATGGGGATTGAGTTTCTCGCGGAAGTTGATAGTCACGTGCGGGCGCTTCAGGAGCGGGCCGAAGGGGGATTTATCTTTACAAGTGCGCCTGAAGAACTAGCAAAGCAACTTGAGGAATCAATCGCACTCGCTAAGAAGTCTGATGTAGTTCATGCACGAAAAGGGAAGATTCAGTTAGTCAAATGAAGCTCCACATTGCCAAAGATCGAACCATCTACGGACAGAACGTTCCCACGGATACGCTCTGTGGTCAATTCTTGCGCCGCGCTATTGGATCGGCGTTGTGGGGATTCGTCGGAAGAAACCGCAAGGATAAGTGCAAACACTGTGTCCGAATCTATCGCGCTATTCCGCGGATCTACAGGTAGTTCAGGGCTATGCGACGGTAACACACGCTCAGAAACGGCATTACAGCTAGGAGCATCAACTCATGGTTAGCAACCTTATTATTGACGAAGCAAGACCGATTACGAGCCTCGTGATCGACTACAACCAAAGGTTTGCGATCTACGTTTTCGGTCAGTCCGTTCAATCTGACCTTCTCAGACAACGCTTGGTATTAAAACACCTACGTTAGCGTCTGAAGGCTCACCGCGAGCCCTTAACAGTATCACTTGAGCACTGACATGATCACGATCCGCAGACAATCCGCAGTTAAGACACAGATGCCAACGATCATTCAGCGTCTTGCGGACTTCCGCGCCGCATATACATGTTTGACTAGTGCCGCGAGGATCAACTTTCACGAACACGCGCCCGGCGCTTTCAGCCTTGTACGCGAGCATGGAAAGAAAGTTAGACCATCCGGCATCATTAACACTCTTAGCGAGCATTCCGCTCGCGAGTCCTTTGATATTGAGATCTTCGACAGCAATAAGGCCGTTCTGATTGACGATCTTGCGCGATTCTTTGTGGTGAAAATCACGGCGCTGATCGCGCACATGGTTGTGAAACCGTTGAAGAAGCAAGATTGCCTTACGTCTACGGTTAGATTCTCTCTTCCGACGTGCGACACGTCTTTGCAATCGTCGCAACTTGGCTTGTGCGGTTTGGAACCATCGGGGATTTTCGATTACGGATCCATCGCTGAGCGTAGCGAACAACGAAAGGCCAACGTCGATGCCAACAGTGTTAATGTTACGGAGCAACGGTTGGGACTCACGTTGGACTATGAAGAGAGCAAACCATCGTCCCGCTTCGCGTTTAACCGTCAGAGTTCTCACCGATCCCTCAAGTGGACAGTGCATTCGAATCTTAACCTTGCCGATTTTAGACAGTCTCAGTTTATTGCCGATCAGTGCCTTCCCGATCTGTCTGAATGTCATGCTGTCATAACGCCGGGCGGCTCGAAAACGTGGATAACCGGGATTCCGAGCGTTTGATTCTTGCTGAACTTCAGCGTGGGTGGAGTACGCATAATGACGCTCAAGATGATATTGGAAATGAAGACCACGCAGGAGACGTTCACGAGCGAGCGTCAGTGGAAAGAGTCTGTCTTCATGGTACGAATGGGGCCGATACAGCGACGGTTTCATTTGGTCAGCCCCGATCATAATGCTACAGGGCCATACGGGCGAGTCTTTCACTCCTTATGCGGTACAGATTCCGGCGATTGGCGAAGCATTCAAGTCGGAGACTTACCGTTCGGTACATGGTTGTGCGGCACATGCGCCCGAGTAGGAGTGCGGCGTGGGATAATTGAGAAACAACCCGAGAAACAAAAATGAGATACGACTGGATAACCTACATCCCTCCTCCGAAGCGCCGTCCTTTATGGCGGAGGCTCCTGCGAGCGATTCAGAGGCTTGTTTGGTGGTAGAAACACGAAAGTCCTTTGATTGATTTTGCAGATGGTTTATAATCCTTTCGTTTGATAAATACCGCTTGCCCCGGTCATTAAACAATCCCTTTGGAGCGATTTGATAGTCGCGTTACGCCATAAAAGTCTCTAACTGTTTCCAAAGGGCAGAAAGGGCGGGCAAGCGCGGGCGCGACTATCAAATCGCTTTTTCTTTTCCCTTAGACCGCCAAATGTATCGTATTCGCGATTGGAACTTACACTTTGAAAACAACCGCACTCGCGAGTTGAAAGAGTTGCGATTTGTGATCATTCCAAATAAGCAAGACGGAGACGGCTACACCGAACTAATGGATCACCCCAACGGACCGTCACACTACGCTGCATGGATCGGAATCCTCCAAGTCGCGTCGAAGGGTTCTCATCCCGCAGGGGGGTGCGGGATTCCCGCAGGGTGCTGCGAGTGTCGCGGCACTCTCCTGCGGGACGGTGCGAGATCGCATGATCCAGCCTCCCTCGCAAGATTGACGCGAATCCCTGCTTCCGTATTCGAAGAGGCGTTACCGCGGCTTGTGGTCATCGGATGGCTTGACGTGGAAACTATTGAGGAACCGGGAGTTACAGATATCCCGCAGGAAGTCGCACAAATCCCGCAGGGGGGTGCGGAAAAGCGCGAGATTAGTGCGGCCCTCACGCGCGCGCGCGGAACAGAACAGAATGGAATAGAACAGAATAGAAAACAAGAAGAAGAAACAACACCGTCTCGCGCAAAGCGCTCGACTGAGCAACGCGGTTCACGTCTACCCGATGATTTTGAGCTTTCAGAAAGCCTTAAAGCGTTTGCGGTATCGGATGCCCCGCATGTAAGGCTAGAAATCGCTCTTGCGGAGTTTAAGGACTATTGGCGCAGTATTCCCGGCGCACGTGGGAGAAAGATAGACTGGGAAGCAACTTTCCGTAATCGATTAAGGGAACTGGAGGGAAGAAGAAATGGCAATGGAACGAGTCAACCCCAGCCAAATCAAACGGCTGCTGAACGAAGGAACGCCGCAATCATTAGGAACCAGCAACGTGCAGCCGAGCTACGCAGCCTCGGTGATGAGCGAGTTGGATCGATACTTCGCAGGGAACCCGGCTCGTCCAGTGGATGACGAATTCGACTTGATGGTTGAGGCGTGGACGCTCGCGTTGCAGGACATAGTGCCGGAGCGCCGGCTTGGTGAAGCGGTGACGCACGCACGGCAATCTCGAAACTCGAACTTCGTACTTGATGTTTCCGAGGTTTGCTCCGCATGGCAGAGAATCAAAGGGGCCGAGCGCAGTGTGCCTCCCGTGGGAACATATGACTGGCGATCCAAAAACGTTTGCCCGCAATGTCACAACACTGGAACGCGACTGGTAGTGAGGCGCGATCCACTCTTACAGCGTGACTACACGTATGGCGAACCGTGCGGAACATTGCGCGATTAACAATGCAGCATTGAAAGGATATCAACTGTGAGAACCTTACAACGAGATAGTTTGATGAACTTTCTCAAAGGCTTCATCGCCTCCAATGGCTACGGTCCAACCATCAAAGAAATCGGCGATTACTTCGGCTGGAGTTCAAGCGCTTCTGTTCATGATAAGTTACGAGCACTTGAAAACCTAGGACTGATTAGGCGCTCACGAAGGTGGCGCGGGATTGAAATTGTCAACGGATGAAGGGAGAAAACTATGCAAATAGAGCGCACGTACAAAAAAACATCATTAAAGTTTGGTCAGACCGTTGTTTGCGATGAAGAAACATTCAGCACCGTGGCTAGACAGACGCAAATGGGCCAACACCAGAAAGGCGAATGCGGCAAGGATTCCTGCACGCACTGTCCTGAGGTTGCTCTCGGTAGACTAATGAAGGGCGCGACGGTCGAAAGTTTCTTTAGTAAGTTCAAGCTGATTGAGACATGAAATGGAAACTCATTTAGTCTGTAACACTCAACCTCTTTGTCTCTGTCTCGGTGAGGACACGGACAAGTATTCAAAGTACGAATGCGAATGCACTGGCAACATCGTAGGCTTCAGCAAAGAGAAGTGTGAGAACTGCGGAGCGCCAATGGAGGAGACTGTAGATGCATGAGCACACAGCCAAGTTTGTTTGATTCAGTTATCCCAGACTACGTTGATCGATGTCTTGAGTTGGGCGCAAAGATTGTCAAACGCGGCAAGGGCACGGTGGGCACGGTGTTGTGTCCGTCCTGCAAGTCAGAAAAATATCTCAGGCCAGAGTTTCAAGATGGAACAATCATCGCAGATCATTGCGGCTGCGGACACTCATTCAAACCTGAAGAGGCCATGATCCTGACGTTTCAAGGCGTGGATAGAGCATGAGGAAGGCACGGAGGACAGGATGAGGCTTGTTTCCTTGTTCAGCGGTATAGGCGGATTTGACTTAGGATTTGAACAGGCCGGGATGGAGTGTGTTCAGCAAGTAGAGATTGATAGAGATTGTCAGAAGGTTTTAGCGGCAAGGTTTCCTAACACAAAGAGGTTTGAGGATGTCACAAAGATCGGAAAGCTTGAGCCAGCCGATGTTATTTGCGGAGGTTTCCCCTGCCAAGACTTGTCTGTGGCCGGCAAGCGCGCGGGCTTGGCTGGAGAGCGGTCAGGGTTATGGTTCGAGTTTTTACGAATTATTGAATCAAATCTCCCGCGATGGATTGTCATCGAGAATGTGCCCGGCCTTCTTAGTTCCGATGGGGGACGAGACTTTGCCGCAATCCTTCGAGGGTTGGTCCAATGCGGGTATGTGCTCGCGTGGCGGATCTTTGATGCTCAATATGACGGAGTGGCACAGCGCCGCCGCCGTGTGTTCATTGTCGGAAGTCTTGGAGACGGAAGTTGCGCCGAAATACTTTTTGAGTCCGAAAGCGTGTCGTGGAATCCTCCGACGCGCAGAGAAGAGGGGCCGGGAGTTGCCGCCACAATTAGAGGCGGCACTAGTGGCGGTAGCACACACGGAAAACCCAACGGAAGTGATGAACGAGAAATGATCGTTGCGGCAACCTTAGACCAACGAGGACGCGGACCAACGGATGCCGTGATGATGAACCTACAAGTTGCCGGATCACTTGCTGCGCACTCACTGGCTCACGGTCACGCAATGACTACGCAGCAGGCCGCCGAGTCAAATCATCTTGTGTCAATGCCTCTTAAGGCAAAGGCGAATAGTAGCCACGATGAATCCCACGAGACTTACATCTATCACGAAAACATAGATGGCAAGGTTTATGAATCAGCGGAGTGTCCAGCATTGCGCGACTTCCAGAAGGATACGCCGTTAGTAGCGATAGCATTCGCAGAAAATCAGCGAGCAGAGATCCGCACTAGTGACATCGCGCCTCAGTTGTCGTGTTCAGGCGGCAAGCCGGGAAGTGGTTATCCTGCAATAGCGTTCGGATGGAACAAGAGCGCTTCGCAAACGATGCGAGTTGATGACGAAACAACCGACGCTTTGCAGTCAAGCCCACAGAGCAACCCCGCGATAGCGTTCAGCGCCGGTCAGGGGTCAAAAGCGCGAAGCCTTGCGGAGAGCTACGAGCACACGCCGCCCTTGAAAGCGGCAGACAGCGGACTCAACCGAGTGCCCGCAATTAGCAACGGCTTCGGAGTCCGGAGATTAACGCCGCGAGAGTGCATGAGACTTCAGGGCTTCCCTGACAGTTGGTTTGATGGAACAGGGCTTAGTGATTCAGCGATGTACCGATGTTTGGGGAACGCCGTCGCTGTGCCCGTTGCCAAGTGGATTGGCGAGCGCATAATGAAAGTCGCGGCAAAAGGATGAAACGCTCTCGCATAGGACCAAAGACCTACGAGGCCGCACTTGCTTTGAGGATCGCTCAGGACGCACGAAGGCGGGAGAAGGTGTCTCAGAAGCCTCATAAGTCTCAAATCGCCTCAGGGAAGCCGCTAGAACGTAAGCAGGGACTATTACAGCGCCGTAGCAAGCCGATGAAAAGAGTCTCGGGAGCAGCCAGTCTGAAGAATAGGGCTTGGAGAGAGTTCTCAGTCTTCATTCGGCGTCGCGGCACAGATGAGCGCGGTTATGTAAAGTGTGTTACCTGTTCAGTCGTAAAGCACTGGACGGTGATGCATGCCGGACACTTTGTCTCAGGCCGTGGTAATTCAATTCTATTTGATGAGCGGGGATGCTGGGCACAGTGCTTCAATTGCAACGTGACCTTCTGCGGAAATCTGTCGGCGTATGAAAAGGTCATGCAGGAAAAGTTCGGACAGAAGGTCGTTGATGAGTTGAAGTCCCAGCGAGACAAGACGGTGAAGTGGCTACCTGATGAGCTAAAGAGCATTGAGGGGCACTATCGTCGGATTAATCGGAGCAAAAAATAATCCCGCTGGCTATAGACACGTCTACATAGTTATGCTATCTTGTCTTCCTTGAAAGGGAGGATAGGATAATGCTACATAATGAACCATGCAGACTTGATAAAACGCTTAGCCCTGAACGACCGTTTGCAAGCGTGTTAAAGCAGACGTATACGCGACTAGACGGGATAGATGCCAAGTTGCGCGAGTCTATTACGGACTCTGTTTCTCGAATTGCCGCCGATCCGACTGACGGGATCGCATGGCGAGGTGAGGGGCTTATTGAAGATCAGACAACGTTGTCCGTTCTTATTGAGGCCAGCCACGCGCTAGCGAAAGCAGCAACACTGGAAGATGTCTTACCCGCATTTGAGCAATTCTGTGAGCGCTATAAGGGCTATGTCATTTCATGGGCGCATCAAGGCGAAACATCTTCGTCTTCTATGTCTAATATCGCCAGCCGGACAACGCTGGCGGCGACGGCGAAGATGTTCGGATCGTGGGGCTTTGCGCAGGAGATCGAGCGGGAGATAAAAAGCGATATTGAGGAAAGCAAAAAGCGGTTCGTGGTCGCCGAGTTTGTGGATTTAAAGGTTGACGAATGGTTTAGAGCGGAGCCGGATCTGACTTCTATGGCCTATCGCAAACACTCGCCCCGCAAGGCAATTGAAGGCGTCTGGCCCGTCGAGAAAGCGCAGAAGCGGACGTTCAGTCCGCGCGATCGTGTGTACATCTTCCGCGTTCCCCTGGAATCCGATGTGCTTTATACGGAGGAAGCGGCAGCATGAGACCGTCGCTTAAGCAACTTCACTGCCTTCGCTGTGATGCCTATTGGTGGCCCAAATCGCTCAAGAAGCCGGAACGCTGCGCAAAGTGCAACTCTCCATACTGGCAGACCGAACGCGGTGCGAAGCAAGGCAGACCAAAGAAACGAGCAACGAATAACGAGAGTGCCTGAATAATGGCTCAACGTTGGACAGAGGACGATCTCTACAACTACCTAGCCAAGAAGGCTATGCAGCAAGATCGTGTTCAGAAAGTTGCGCAACCAATTGAGCATATTCCAGAAGTCTCCACAGGGAAGAGTTATAGCTTTACTGTGTTTGGTGAGCCACAGCCCGCAGGATCGAAACAGGCATTCCCTTTACTCGACAAGAAAAGGATTTGCAAGTGCGGACCCGTTGTCGGACCACTCCCGCTCAGGCGACAGAACGGCAGCATCATTGTCAACGTCACTGATGACAACAAGGATACAAAAGCATGGCGAAACCGCGTTTCCCAAACAGCACGAGAGGAATACTCAGGACCACTATTGACTGGCTTTGTATCGCTGGAGTGTGTGTTTTATTTGCCGCGGCCAAAAGGTCATTTTGGAACTGGAGCGAATGAGCATCGGATTAAGCCATCAGCACCAGCGTTGCCGGGAGTGAAGCCAGACGTTGATAAGCTTCTAAGAGCCGTCTCGGACGGTCTTACGCAGGCGAAAAACGTGTACGCTGATGACGCGCTCATTGTCGATAGTATCGGGCGCAAGCGTTACGGCTCCCCACCAAGAGTAGAAATAGTCATTCAAGAGATCGTATGTGAGCCAAACGAGAATCAGCCGGAATTGTTCCAATCGGAGGGCAGATCCCCGTGGGAAGTTTAGAATCAGTATGAATGATTTTCAGCGTGTGCCGGAGTAGTTTAAGCGGAAAAACAATCGTGCGGGTGGTGCACACATGCACGAATGAGTTGCCAGACTCGGCTGCTGGCCTCGGGCCATTCCAATACAGGAGTTGAACGAATGACGTATCCAGCAGAAGCAGTAGAGCAATACGAAGCGCAATACGCAGTCCCTTCCGCATCTCAGATCATTGCCGATGCAAACGCCGCGATTGACGAAGCTGTAAAGCTATTCCCGGGCGCTGAGATATATGCTCGCGCCATAGCGGATCGAGAATCAGTTTTGTCTTACTTGCTGCGATCGGTCTATCGCGCGGGAATGATGGCAGAGGCACTTCGGCAGCACGAGAAGCGCGTGGCGAATGCGCCGGAGCAGTAACCACTAAGGAGCAATGCTTGAAACCGTGAATTCACTTGTTCGAATAATCTCCGATGACGATGGCCGTGAGACAAAGGATCGCACATGGCATCTTGTCGATCCTGGCAACGGACAAGGGCCCGCGGCGTTGTGTACGCAGGAGTTCTTTGGTGAGGGCGAGTCGCAATGCGAGTACGAAACGAAGACTGCGGCGCGGGGCGGCATTACGTGTACGGACTGTTTGCGAATCCTGAAACAGTACAAGGCCGTGAAGCTGTAGCCGCTATCAGGCAAGGAAACGCGTATGACCAAACATTCAGACCAACGCTTCTATCGTGAAGGCCGCAAGGTAATGGATCGTGAGCCAGTATCACGCAGTCCGGTCTACTGTACCGCCCGATCCAATCATGCCGCCGAAATGATCCAGCACGCGCTCAACAACTGGATCGCACTGGGACCATCAAAGACTCCGAAGATGACGGGCAAGGATTACGCGCAGTTGCGGAGAACGAACAAGGCAGTTCACATCGAGCGCGAACGCTGTGCGAAGATTGCCGAGATAATTCCTGAGAGCGAATTCGATCTCGACCACGAACCGGCGCTCACTGAAACGCAAATCCGTAGAGGCATCGCCGCCGCTATCAAACAGGAGAGCACCGATGTCACGAAGTCGGACTAAGAAAAATCTCGGTGCTGAATTATTCAGGCTGGTCGAGCAAGATCAGGGCTGGGCGTTCATCTCTGATGCTATCGATGAATTGCCCGACGAGCGCGTGTTCGACATCGCGCGGGGCGCGTTGAAACACACTGAGATTGTCGCCGCTAAGATTCGACGATTTCTCAAGAAGTACGAAGGAAGCACCGATGCCACTAAATGAGAGTGAACTGAAGACACTGCTTGAAGTAGCGGAGAGAGCTGCGAGATTGCGACCGGGACCGTGGGCGGTTCACGATTCGTGCTCGTGGCGTCGTATTGGAAGCACCGCTCCTTATGGGGACGGCGACGTGATTTCCCCGACGACGCAGCGAGACGGGCATCCCGATCTACTGGCCGAGCGTGAGGTGCTGGACCACGTTGCAAAGTTCGACGCCACCACCTGTGCAGCACTGGCGCG